GTACGCGGCGGGACGCTGGGCCAGCGCCGGGGGAGGGGTGACACCCCCGGTACCCTTCGCGATCCTCCCCCGACACCGGACCCCTTCAGCCATGCCATACCACCAGGTCAGAGCCACGCACACACGACAGAATCACACCGACCACCAGCCGACTACCCTCACCCGATCGGACCCGCACACGGCACGCTCAGACACCGCTACGCACGGCCACCACACACCCGACGACGCCGACACCCCAACGGCCGCACCAACACCCACCAGCACACCACCAGGCCAACCACACCACCACCACACCGCACCCCTACCCACTGCCTACCCCATAGGCCAACGGCCGCAACCGATCACACCACCAGCGCGCGCCACACGAAGACACCCCCGTACCCCATGACACCCCCTACCCCCTCCCCTATCTGCTCACACCACACACACAATCAATCACCATTCATATATCTATATTGACGTCAACATAAACAATCAAACATAATAATATCTCACAATCATATTGATTATTATTAGCATATCTAAATATATATGGATATGCACATATTACCCCCTATATAGGACCCCTACCCCCTACCTATATATGCCATTCATATTCACACATTTATTTATTCTGAAACAATCATTTATTTATCCATTCACACAATGCCATTTATTCACCATTGCAATGCACATTGATAAATAAAAAAATATCGCCTACCCCTCCCCATAGGCCTACCCATAGACGCCGATCAGCGCGCCGACAACGAAGCGACGACACACCAGGGCACCGACACCAGGCCACGCCGTAACACCCGCTGAGCGTCGCTCAGAGCGCGCCATATGGCGACCCCTCCCAGACACCCCTACCCCGTGACACCCCTACCCACACACGAAGAAACCCCCGCTACCTGGTGGTAACAGGGGTGTGAGTCTTCAGCGATCAGGCGACGGCGTACCGGCCGACCGTCATGCCGCAACCGGCGTCGACTAGGCGACCGTCGGCGAGCGCGCGCACGGTCCGCACGGTGAGCAGACGCGCCGCACGTTCGGTCATCTCTTCGATGTCCCCGGCGATCGGCCGCACGTTGCCAGCGTTGAACGTGACCAGGTAGCCCGGCCGCGCTTCGATCGAAGAGCCTAGACGCTCCGGGTGTGCCAGTTGCGCCGTGCGCGCTTCGTCGCGCGTCGCGTAGTCGGTGGTCGTGGTTGCGGTGTACAGGGTGTGAATCATGTCCGGTTCCTTCGTTCGTTCGGTTGGTATGCACTCACAGTACCCGGCGTGCGCGTTGACGTCAACCCTTACACACGACAACACCCGGCGACCGTGTGCCGGTGCCGGGTGCGTCGGTGGTTGGTGCTGGTCAGCGCTACCCGCGGCCGGGTGTGCTGGTCAGTTGTCCGAACTCTTCGGTTAGGGTGTCGTGCTCCCCCGCGGCGTGCACGATACCGGTCAGGTACTCCCCAAGGTCGCCTAGTCCGCGGTCCCAGAATCCGGCGCCGTGGTGGTCACGGGTGAGCAAGTAGTCATGTCCGAAGTAGTCCCAGACCGTGCCCTCACTCGCGTCTACCCGGTGCGCTGAGCGCTCGCGATAGAGTGCCAGCGCCAACGGGTGAGCGACCACCAGCGCGCGGAACTCTTCGACCATGTCGGCGACGTCGGCCGGGTGTACGTCGCTCACCCCGTAATCCTGGTCTAGGGTGCGGTCCCCGTCTTCGTTCTCTTCGTCGTCGTAGTCCGGTTGTGTCCAGAGCAGAGCGGCAAAGTATCCGCGCGCCATGTCGGCGAGACCTTCGCGGTAGTGCGTCGCGTCGCCTATTCCGAACACGTGTTCGTAGGCGATCAGTTCCCGGCGCTCTTCGTCGGTGTACTCCCCGGCGGTCCGGTCTAGTGCGTTCATCGTTCGTTCCTTCGTTCGTCGTGGTCGGTGGTCAGTAGTGCGCGCCGGTGAGCGCGTGCGGTGTGCAGTGTGGCGAGCGCTTGCCAGTACGCCGGGGAACCGGTCGGAATGGCGACGACACCGGCGAGCGCGTCAGCCGTCACCGCGCGAAGCGCGCGCCGTTCGCGTGCCCTCATGCGCTCAGTTCTTCCCACTGGTGACCACCGATCAGACGCCGGGTGTGTGCGGCGCACCCGTTGCACGTGTTCACGGCGTACCGGTTGCCCGCGGCCGTGCCGGTGTACTCCCAGCGGTGCCGTCGGTGGTAGTCGTGCCCGACGATGAACGGGGAACCGTCGCGGCCGACGCCGTACCGGTCGCCGGTCGACCATGCGAAGTGCTCAGCGTCGACATAGACGCCGGGCACGGTGAGCGACGGGTCACGGTCGAAGAGAACCGCCAAGAACAGGCCCCATTGGTCCCACGACGCGCCGCGACCGTCACCCGATTGTGTCGCGTGCGTCGCGTCGCCGGTCAGGATGACATCGAACGCACGGGCACGCGATCGGCTACCGTGCCGTGAGTCGCGAGCGACGCCGACGGCCGCTATCGGCCGGGGTGTCTTGCCGTTGTCGTCGGTGGTGTACGCGGCGCTTGCCAGTCGTGCGGCGTCGCTGATGTCGGCCGCGGTCAGGGTGTTTGTGTGCAGTTTCATCGTCGGTTCCTTCGTGGTTGTGGGTGAGTGATCAAAGCAGACCGGCGAGACCGGCCGGGGGTGCGGGAGGGGTGTAGTCGGGGACGTACACCAGCACGCCGAAGCGCGAAGAGCGGAACTCAACCGGACCGGCGAGCGCGGCGCGTGCCACGGCACCGGCGAGCGCCGGGCCGACGCTCTTACCGTTGTGGGTGTCGGGGACCCACACCGCGCGCTCTTGCCAGTTCTCGCGAAGTGCGACCTTCGGCAGGACGTCGGCGACCTGGTCAAGGGTCACACCGCACGCGCGCTCGATGTCGGTCAGTTCAAGGGTGTATGTGCTGGTCATCGTCGGTTCCTTCGTTCGTTGCTGACATGGAAGACATTACAGGGTGTGTAGGTTGACGTCAACCCTTACACGGTTACGGGTGTCAGAGTGCCGGGCACAGTGCCGACAGTGCGGCCGTGACCACGGCGCGCCGTTGCTTGCCGACGCCGTACGCCGTCGCTTCGTCGGCGATACCGGTCACGACTTCGGCGTGACGCTGAGCGGTGACGTCACCGTGTGCGAGCGCACGGCAGAACGTGACACCGTCGCGTAGGTTCGCGTCCAACAGTGAGCCGCTGACACCGGTCACGCCGTGCGACTTGATCACGTCGGCGAACCGTTGCCGTAGCGGAGAGTCGAGACGGTAGACGTTGTCGACTTCGGTCCCGCCGATCACGATCGAACCGTCGGCGCTCACCGTGGCGCGTAGTGCGTTCGTCTCTTGCGGTGCGACAGTCGCGGCCGGGGGTGTCCAGTTCTTCCCGGCGTCATCGTCTGAGTCGCTGAGTGCGCCGATAATGCCGAACCCAAGTAACGCGAGCACCAGCCACGGCCACCAGCGCCGACGCCGTCGCGGTGCACCCTCACCCGCCGGGGTGACGTCGCTTCGTCCGGCTGGGACCGGAGCACCGGCCGCCGGTCCCCCGGTAATGGACGCACGGCGCGCGTCGGCGATCAGGGCACGGGTGCGCCGTTCGATGTCGTCACCGACACCGCGCGCTAGTGCGCCGATGTCGTCGCCGGTCAGCGTGACGTGTCCCAGTGTCCGGCCGTCGGTTGTCGTAATCCTCATGTCGTAATCCTTCGGTGTGCGGCGCGCCGTTCGTGCCGATAGGTGAACAGTAGCGCGTGTTCGCGTTGACGTCAACCCTTACACAAAACACCCCGCTACCGGTGAGGGTAACGGGGTGTCGTGTGCGCTGGTCAGACGAAGAATGTAACGGGGAACCGGTCACCCCCTAACGTCGACCCGCACGCGTCGCACGCTGACCAACTGAAGAACTCTCCCGCGTTGTCGGCGTCGTCGTCGGTCGGTCCGTTGAGTGCCCAATCACCCGACGCCGCGAAAGCGTCGCGGTCCCAATCGTCACCCGCGCCGTTCTCCCCGTTCGCGTGCATAAGGGCACAATCAACGCACACCGCACCCGGCGCGGTGTCAGGGTGGACACGGAGCGTCGCGCGCGCTACCCACGACTCACGAGAATGATCGGGCACGTTCTCCCAGTGGACTAGGACGGCGTGCGCGCCGTTGTCGGTGACGACGGTCCCCGTGCGCTGAAGATGTCCCCCGATAGTGACCCGGTCGACTGTACGGCCGGTCAGGTCAGCGGGTGCGGTGTGTGTGGTCATGGTGTGTTCTTTCGTGTGTGGTGGTCGGTTAGATCAGGTCAAGTACGGCAAAGAATCGCGCGTGCTGGTCAGTGAACGGCCGATCAGAGTCGGCGATCGGGACCCGGCCGACGTACCCCGATTGACCGGGTCCGGCCGGGACGTGTGCGAGCGCTACCGACGTCGCGCCGGTGAGCACGCCGACGGCCGCACGCCCTACCGCTTCGTAGATGTCGGCGCGGGGGTACTGCCACCGATTGAATACGGCAGACACCCGGCGGCCGTGGCAGATGACGCGCACGCGTGGCGCGCCGGTGTCATCGTCGTCGGTGAGCACGTCCCAGACGTACCCGGCGGCCGTGACGCGAGCGCCGCGCGCATAGACCGCCGGTGCGCTTACTTCGACGTCTAGCGTGCCGGTCTGGACACGTTCGGCGACGTTCGTCGCGATCATGCGGACACCCCCAATCGTGCGAGCGTGGCGCGCGCTTCGATGAGTGCTTCGGCGATCAGGTCGTCCCCGTAGCCGTGGGCGAACTCAACACCAGCGGGACGCGCGACTGGACCGCTGAGAGTCTGATACGTGCCCGCCGGTCGTGTGGTCACGTCCAACAGTTCGGAGTAGGTACCGTCTCCACGGTCCCAGTAATCGCCGGTGTCGCACCCCCATATCGCACCGGAGCCGAGCGGGATACCGGCGCGCGACGCGACCACCACGACACCGGCGTAATACCATTCATCATTGCGCCACGCTTCGATGTCGGCCCGGTCATAGCAACCCCCGTTCTCTGTCTCCTCACCGATCGGTGAACTATCGGTGTCGTAGACCTCATAGGCGATCAGGTCGAAACCGTCGACCGGGTCCAGGGTGCGCGACGTGATCACGTCGCCGGGTGCGGGTGTGTAGGTCATCGTTCGTTCCTTCGTGTGGTGTGTGGTCGGTTGGTCAGTGGTCAGATAGACCGGTTGTTGATCAGGTAACCGGCGTCCGCACTCCCGTGCGGACCGGCAAGCGCGCGGCGCTCACTGTCGCTGAGAACGTCCGCGTACAGAGCGCGGGCGAGTGAGTAGACCAGGTGAAAAGTCATATCCATACCGCAACCCTGGACATAGACACCGCCGCGATCGTTGTCGATCTTCCAACCGAGCACGCGGGCGACGTCGCCGGACACGTCCATGATCGGGTACCGGTCGGTTGCCGGGTCGCCGGTCGGTGCGAGCACAGAGATGGAACGGCCCATACCCGACGCGGTCACGTGTCGGACAATCGTCGTCGCGGTCGACTTCGGCGGGAAGATCTTGCGGAGCCGTTCGAGCGCTTCGGCCCGGTAGTCGGCGCTGGTGTGGTTGTAGACGTTGCGGTAAGCCATGATCGGTTCCTTCGTGTGTGGTGACGCCGTGTGCCTCACCGGTGATCACTACGTTATGCCGTGTCAGGGTTGACGTCAAGTCGCACAGTGTGTGACGTGGATCACAGTTGTTTGGGTTGATCGTCAACCCTTACGTGTGTATGTTGGTGTCATGACGAAGAACAGAGCGCACCGGACACGGTGCTACCGGGTGCGTAGGCACCGGGACCACGCCGGGACTTGACCCGGTTGACGTCAACTGTTACAGTTGAGTCAGAACGAAGATTGACAACCGAATAGCGGACACGGCGAGCGTGACGGGCACGCGAGTAGGCGACAGGGTAAGAGCGCCGGGTGTGAGCGGTAGGGGTCACGGCACAGTGACCAACGGTCGAGAAGACCGGACCCCGCAGAGACACCCGAGATCGAACAGACGTTCGACAGACGCACGAAGACCAGCCACTCGCGAGACCCGAGAGACCACAGAGCCGACCCAGGTCGAGCCCGGTACGCCGGTACAGCCGGTACTAGGGAATATCCGCTAATCGCAACAGATCTCAGCATTGAGCAGATCATCCGATCACCCATCAGCACACCGCGAGGAGTACCACGTGACCCTGACATCGAGCGAGTTCGAGCAGGCCAAGAGCGAAGCACTGGACATGGCCGCCGAGCTTGTCCAGTTCGCCACCGAAAACGGCTGGACGGTAGTCCGAGCACCCAAGGCCAACAAGAAGTTCGCCTTCACCACGCTCCGGCGCGAGTGGGGCGGCGAGGCCCAGGAGGAACTGCGCGCGTTCTACGCGATCGACCCGGACTCCGACGACGACCAGGTCACGCACGTGGACGACGACGGCACCCAGACCGTGCTCGACCCCGAGGGCGGCCAGGTGCGCGGCGTGGTGACGCGCTCGCGTATCACGAACCCGTCAGCCGACGAGGAACTCACCGAGTACAACGAGCAGGACGGCACGGACGACCCAGTGCCGCCCACCAGTGCCGCCCATACGGCTGCTGAAGCGCAGAGTGCCGCCCACCAGGCCGAAGAGGACCTGAGTGCCGCCCATACTGCCGCCCAAGAGACGCTCGACGAACTGGACGCCGAACTCGATGTGCCGCCCACTGGCACCACCGTGGTCGAGCACTTCGGCATTGTGCCGCCCGCTGACGAGGCTGAGGTCGCCCGCGAGTCTCTCCTGCACCGCGACGCCGCCGAGAAGGCCGCCGGGAAGGATCAGCAGGCCGTGTGGTCCCAGCAGGACACCTACGGCGCCGTGCGCCAGCAGCAGGTCAACCCGCACCGCAACTGGTCTGGCGTGGCCTCGGTGCTCACCACCAGCGAGATCCTGACCAAGCTCGGGGTGAACCGGAAGACGAACAACAACGTCGAGGTCGTGTGGATGAACTCGCTGTCCGGCACGCTCGACCGCGCGGTGGTCTCCGGTGGCGCCGAGAAGTACCCTCCGCACATCACTCCCGCGGACTTCGATCCCGACGAGTACGGCGAGGACCTGCGCATTCTCCACTTCCTCGAACTCAACGGCGGCTTCCGTTCGGTGGCCGTCGCCCGCATCCGCAAGATCGGCTGATTGGAGCCCCATGACCAACCCCCAGCAGACCAAGCACGTGAACATGATGGACAAGGCAGGGACGATCGGCATGACCGATCTGAAGCCCGCTGGTCCGAAGAAGATGGGCTACATCGTGCGAGAAGAGCCCGCGGCCAGCGAACCGACCCAGAGCGTCGCGATCGCCGCGTGCGAGATCATGGGCCGCGACATCGGTCGGTTCATCCGGTTCGTCGAGCGCTTCGGTGGCGAGAATGAGTCCGTCCGCATCGTGATCGGCGAGCTTCGCCAGATCTACATGGTCGGCGACGGCGGCGACGACATCACGCTCTCGGTCGGCACCTGCGACCCGCAGGAGTACCGCTTCCGGTCCAACGACATGATCATCGTCTACGGCGACCGGGTCGAAAAGGCCCCGCTCAGCGCCGAGGACGAGATGCTCGACGAGCGCAACAATGGTTGACACTGTTGACGTCAAGCCTTACACTGGTGGCATGAACTACACCAGGGTCCAGACGGGACATTCGATCGTGCTTCACCTGCTGTTTGGCGGCTTCCTCCTGTGGATTCCGACCGTCTACTACGCGGTGAGCCCGAACCACTTCTTCCACCTGTAGTCGGGGCTGCCGACTACGCTGGCTTCACCCAGCCACCGACCGAAGGACACACATCATGGCCGACTACCTCGTCGAGGTCACCCAGACGACCACGACCACCTACGCCGTGCCCGCCGACAAGGTCGCCGACGGCGACGAGGCGATCCAGCGGTACGCCGAACTCGGGGTGCCGATCCACAGCGAGAGCAACCGGACGGACCCGACGATCGTGGGTAACGAGTGAGCGCGATCGAACTGGTCGCGGACAACCCCGCGGCAGCCGAGCGCATCGAGGCGATCCGGGAGGGCCTGATCTGGGCCGAACTCGCCGACGACGACACGTCGAAGCACACCATCGAGATCTGGTGGCCCTCGGGCAAGAACAAGCACCAGGTGCTCACCGAGAAGGTGAAGTCGCTCGGCGGCAAGTCCCAGGGCGGCGGCGGCTCACTCCCGCTGAGCCTGACCAACTGCAAGGAACTCCGTCGAGTGTTCGGCGAGGATCTCGACATCTCCGAGGGGCTCAACAACTGGGCACTCGACGAGATCGAGCGTCTCGGAGCTATCGAGAACTTCGCCAGCGCCAGCAGCGACGCCGAACTGGACCCTCGTGTGGCCCAGGAACTCCCTGCGCTCGCTCGGATGGTCCACGCCTACCAGCGCGCCGGTGTCGCCTTCCTGACGCACACACGCCGCGCTCTGCTGGCCGATCAGCCGGGCCTGGGCAAGACTCTTCAGACCGTCGGCGCCATGAGCAACGCGGGCATCGTCGGCGACATTCTCGTGGCCGCACCATCGGCCGCCGTCGCGACCACCTGGCCGGACGAACTGGCGATGTGGGCACCGAACGACGAGTGCGTCACCGTCATGGGCACCGGCCCGAAGCGGCACAAGATCTTCGAGGCCCTCGGGCCAGCGCCGACCGATCACCGCCGATGGGTCATCGTCAACCTCGAAATGCTGCGCTCGGAGTGGATCAAGCCCACACGCGTGCGTCGGCCGCACAAGCAGACCGGCAAGATGGGCTGGTTCGAGGAGAAGGGCTGGTGGGCTCACCGCTACCCCGAGATCCACGAGCGGGAGTGGGCGGCATTCGTGATCGACGAGTCGCACCGGTGCCTGATCTGCCACTCAGCGAAGCCACAGAGCCAGACCCAGGTCCGCGCCGGTGCCGGGATGGTCCCGGTCGCCGAGGACGGCCTGAAGATCGCGCTCTCGGGTACCCCGATGCGCGGCAAGCCGGAGAACCTGTGGGGCACGCTCAACTGGCTCTACCCGGAGAAGTATCACGCCTACTGGACCTGGGCCTCGCAGTGGTTCCACGTGCTCGGTGACGTCCGAGATCCGAAGTCCAACATGGAGATCGCAGGCCTCGACGAGAACAAGGCGAAGATGTTCTACGAGGACATCGCGCCGATCATGCTGCGCCGGACGAAGAAGGAAGTCCGGGCCGAGCTACCCGACAAGCTCTACGCCGGGACGCCGCTGCCCTACCCCGACGGCACCTTTGACGAGCACAACCCGATCGGTCACTGGGTGCCGATGAGCCCGAAGCAGGCGAAGGCCTACAACGAGATCCGGGACCAGGCCGAGACGATCCTCGACTCCGGCGTGCTCACGGCCAACGGCGTGCTCGCCGAGTTGACCCGGCTGAAGCAGTTCGCGATCTGCTACGGCGACGTCGAGACCTACATCGACTCGAAGGGCAACGAGGCCTACCGCTTCCTGCCCAAGCTGCCGTCGGCGAAGTTCGACTGGCTGGTCGAGTTCCTGGACTCGCTCGGGATCAACAAGCACTCGTCGATGGAGCCCGACGAGGACGAGCGCAAGGTCGTCGTGGCCTCGCAGTTCACCGGCATCCTCGACATGTACGAGCAGGAGTTGAACAAGCTCGGGATCGAGTGCCTGAAGATCACCGGCAAGGTGTCCCAGGCCCAGCGCAAAGCCAACAAGGACCGCTGGCAGGAACGGGGCGGCCCGCGGGTCTTCCTGCTCAACACCGTCGCCGGTGGTGTCTCGCTCACGCTCGACGCGGCCGACGACCTGGTGTTCCTCGACGAGACCTGGATTCCCGACGACCAAGAGCAGGTCGAGGACCGCATTCACCGCGTCTCACGGCTCCACCAGGTGACGATCCACTACCTCCGCACCTTGGAGACCGTCGAGGAGAATATCGCGCTCACAGCGGGCTCTCGGGAGCGTCTGACGAAGATGCTCATCGACGGCCAGCGCGGGGTCGGGTTCGCGAAGGCCCTGCTCACACCCATCAACCGAGAGAAGGCAGCCTAATGGCGATGTTGAAGAAGGGCGACTACGTCCGCAAGATCACCGAGATCGAAGAGGTCGGGGACGTGACCGAGAAAATGACCCCGTGCCAGGTGATCACCGTCTACCAGAACGGCAACGTCTTCGTCGCCAGCGACGACGGCAAGGTCACCCACCACGGCCCAGCGTCGGGCTTCCAGAAGGTCCGGTAGTGGCCCACCTGTCTGAGCAGACGGCCTCCCGGCTCGTCTCTGCGATCCGCAATGCCGGATCTCACCCGCGGTACCACTTCGCCAAGCTCGAAGAGCTTCGGCAGGAGTGGCCGACCCTGCACGACGCGGTCATGGCCGCGGTTACCGAGTTGGAGCACCAATGAAGACCATCTGGAAGTTCACCGTCCCGGTGACCGACAGCCAGCAGATCAAGATCGACGGCGCCACTCTGGTCGAGATCCTCGACGCGAAGAGGGCCGCCGGAGAGCCCGGCTACATCGACATCTGGGCGGTGGTCGACGCGCACCCCGGCTCTGCCGAGTACGTGCCGATCGAGATCCGCGGCACCGGCCACCCGCTGCACGAAGAGCGGCTCTCGCACTACAACGCGAAGTACCCCGAGGACCCGTGCGCGAAGAACTCCCACATCGCGACCGTGATCGACGGCCCGTTCGTCTGGCACGTATTCCGGGGAGGGGTGTTCGAGTGAACCGCGCCGAACGTCGGGCCACCCAACGACTGCGCCGGACCTGCAAGCACAAGAACACCGTGGTCAAGCACATGATGACCAAGCCCGCGGTGGAGAACGGCGAGCCAGCGGGCACCGTCTCGATCGGCTACCGGGTGTGCCTGGATTGCGGTGCCGAGAACAAGACCCCGGTCCGAATGTCGTAGCGCACTGCTACCGTCGAACTGCTGCTGTGGAAGGAACCTCGAATATGTCCTATGGGCGACCCCATCTCTCGGACCAGGTCTACGACTGGGCCACCGATCACTTCGGCCGCGTGGCCGACAACCCCTCGACGATCACCTACGAGTACGGCACCGGCGGCGTGCTGCGCGCGGTGGTCGGCTACGAGATCATCGGGGAGAACGACGACCCCGACTTCATCCACGTCCTGCCGCTGCGCTACGTCGGCGCCGACGGCGACCAGCAGGCCAGCAAGGCGATCAACGGCCCGGACTCGAAGACGATCACCCTGGTCGCGCTCTCGAAGGCCCGGATCGTCTCGATCGCCGTGCAGGCCCGGTTCCCGGAGGTCGAGGATGACTGAGCCGAACTACCCCTCTCCCGGATGGTCGGACATGTTCGTACCGAAGTCCGGGCCGCCGCTCTGGCCGACGATCGAGTTCTTCTACCTCGACGAGAAGCACCCCCGCACCCCCTCGCACGTCTGGTGGATCTCGCGCGCATTCGCCGTCGATCCGGTGGTCTTCCATCGGTCGCCGACGACGACGTTGAGCCCGGAGGACTTCGTACACTTCGACATGGGCAGCCTCGAACTCATCGACAACCTGCCCGAGGAACTGGCAACCAACCTCTCTGCCTTGCGGCTGCGATCGGCCAAGATCCAGATCGGAGAGGCCTTCGCCGACTTCCGGAGCAAGTTCGAGGAGGGCCAGAAGTGACGACAGTCGATCTCGACCTGCCGATGCTCCGCGGGTCCGAGCGCAAGGACTTCAAGCGGTGCCCGCAACGCTGGTGGTGGGGCTGGCGCGACGGTCTCGAATCGAACCGGCAGAAGATGCCGCTGTGGTTCGGTACCGGCATCCACCTGGCCTTCGAGCAGTGGTACGTTCCGGGCGTCAAGCGCGGCCGTGACCTGCGCGAGACGTGGTCGGAATACTGCGAGGGCGTCTCCGAACTCATGCGCGTCGAGGTGCGCTCCGGGTCCCTGCCCGGCGACTACGAGCAGGTCATCATGGACGCCGAGGGCGTCGGCCTGGCGATGTTGGACAACTACCTCGTCGAGTACGGCCAGGACGAGGAGTGGGAGATCCTCTCACCCGAGCAGACCTTCGCCGTCCGCATCCCGCGGGAGGTCGGCGTCGACAAGACCCCGGTCGCGAAGTTCCTCGGCACCTTCGACATCACCGCACGCAACCTCGGTACCGGCAAGATCTGGCTCTGGGACCACAAGACGGCGAAGTCGATCAAGACCAACCACCTGCCGCTCGACGACCAGGCTGGCGGCTACTGGGCGGTCGCCGACACGACGCTCCGGCGTCAGGGCATCATCGGTCCGCGAGATCGGCTCACGGGCATCCTCTACAACTTCCTGATGAAGGCCCCGCCGGACGAGCGGCCGGTCGATTCATCGGGTCGAGCGACGAACAAGCCGCGCAAAGAGCACTACCTTGCCGCGCTGATGAAGCATCATGCGGATCTGGCGACGAAGGCCGGGATCGAGGACGAGTGGATCAACGTCTCCGGCCCGGCGGTCGAGAAGGAGTTCGCCAAGATGAAGCTGGCGGACCTGGTCGAGGCCGCCGAAGAGCGCCAACTGACCGTGCTCGGGGACGTCTCGAACCAGCAGCCGAGCCCGCGGTTCCACCGTGAGAACGTCTACCGGACCTCGAAGGAACGGCGCAAGCAGATCCAGCGGATCTCCGACGAGGTCGCCGCGATGAACGAGTACCGCGAGGGTCGGCTCCCGTTGTTCAAGAACCCCACGCGCGACTGCACCTGGGACTGTGACTTCTACGACCTGTGCATGACCGATGAGCAGGGCGGCGACGTCGAGATGCTGAAGCAGACCGCGTTCCGGGTGCGAGATCCCTACGAGGCCCACCGCGAGAAGCGCGGCGAGTTCTGACACGTCCTCTCCCGAGTGTGGTAGAGTTGACGTCAACATAGACAAGAGGAGACCATGACCGAAGACATCGCTGATCAGGCTGACGACCTGGCAACTTTCGAGCTTCCGGATGACATCGTTGACATCGACGACTACACCGAGAACATCACCATGCTCATCTACGGAGATCCGGGGATCGGCAAGACCCGCTTCGCCGGAACGGCCCGGACCCTGATCCTCGCGGTCGAGAACGGGACCATCGCGGCGAAGAAGTCCGGTGGCGACTCGAAGGTCTGGAAGTGCCCGAAGTGGGAGAACGTCGTCGAGGCCTACGAGTGGCTGCTCGACAACGCGTCCAAGCCGGGATTCCCCTTCGACTGGGTCTGTATCGACACCGGGACCCAGATGCAGCTTCAGATCCGGCGCGACATCGTCGATGCCGACGCCGAGGTCGACGACAGCCGCAACCCCGACAAGGTCGAGCTTCAGGAGTACGGCGAAGAGCAACAGCGGCTCATGCGCTACGTGACCCTGATCAACGACTTGCCGGTCAACGTGCTCTGGACGGCCCACGCGATGCTCGCGACCAACGAGGAGGGCGAGGAGTTCCGGCTCCCGCAGTTCCACGGCAAGGGCTACCAGGTCGCGAACTGGATCGCCGCGCAGATGCACTGCGTCGGCTACATGCACTTCGCTCAGGTGAAGACCAAGGCTGGCACGCGCTCCGCGCGAGTCATCCAGTGGCGCGGTACCGACTCGGTGCGTGCCAAGGATCGCTTCGACGCTCTCGGTGCTCGCACCGTCGGCAAGGGGCTGTCCGACATTCAGAAGATCATCGAGTCGTCGAACTCCGTCGACCCGCAGTAGAGGGAGATAACCCAGAATGGCAACCAAGCTGAAGCTGAAGATCGGTGCCGAGGCCGCCAAGGTCGAGGCCACCGCGGGATTCAGTCAGTACGTCGGCGAAGTACCGCCGCCGGGGGTCTACAAGGCCCAGGTCAAGACGTTGCAGATCAAGCCCAACAAGGCCGGTGACAAGACGATGCTCGTCGCCGTGATCGAGTTCGCGGCGCCGAAGGGCAGCGACGCATCGAAGTACGACGGCTACGCGATCTTCGATCGCCTGGTCATCCCGGAGAGCATGTCCGACGAGAACGCGGATCTGTTCGTCGGCCGGATCAATCGCCTGCTCGACGCGATCTCCGGCGACCAGAAGCTCCGCGCGGTGTTCTGGGGTGGCAACGCGGTCCTCGACGACAAGGGCGAGAAGGTCCTGAAGATCGGCAAGCTCGTCACCGCGGGCAAGGCCTTCAAGGGCATCTCGGTCGTGGTGTCGGCCCGCAACGACAGCTACACCCGGAAGTCCAAGGGGAAGGACGGCAAGGTCAAGACCGAGACCGTTCGCTCGCTCCGGGTGAACGACATCTACCCGGCCGACCACGAGCTTCCGAGCAGCGAGCCCGAGCCCGACGAGATCGGCCCCGATGAGGACATCATCGACGACGCCGACATCGAGGCCGACGAGCCCGAGGTCGACGAGAACGAAGCCGACGAGGACGAGACCGACGACTCGGACGTCGAGGAGGAGTCCGAGGACCCGGAGGTCGACGAAGACGCCGACGAAGACGCCGACGAAGACCTCGCCGAGGGCGAGATGGTCGAGGTCGACGAGGACGAGGACCCGGAGCCGGAGGAAGATCCGGAGCCGGAGCCCGAGCCGAAGAAGACCACGCGTCGCGGTCGCCGTAGCGCGTTCTGATTCATCCACCGGCGGGTGGGCCGATTCGAGGGGGTCGGCTCACCCGCCGTTCTCGTTCCCGGAGGAACTCATGCCACACCAGACATTCTCAGATCTGCGCAACGAAGACGTGCTCGAACACGTGACCGACCGCCACGGCAACGACCGCTGGGTGATCCTGGTCGGCCAGCGCGAAGAGGTCCTGTTCGAGTACCTGCTCGACAGCCTCAACAACTACCCGAAGGGCCGCCGACGTCTGCACTTCGGTACCGCGGACACCTGGTTCGGCGACGACGGCTCGCTGTACCCCGATCTCCGGCTCTTCCTCGAAGAGCACATGGTCTCCTCGACCCCCGCGATCCTGCTGATCCGGAAGGGCAACCAGGAGGCCATGATCACCGGCGCGATCCCGTTCGACCGGCTGAAGAGCGCAATCGACGACCTCTGCACCAACCGGCCCCAGGACCGGATCGACGACATGATCGCCGAGATGGAAGCCGCTGGACCGGTCCCCGATCTGCCGCTGCACCGCACCGAGGCCGGACACCCCGACTGTTCCACCTGCGACGGCGGTGGATGCCCGGACTGCACCGACCCCGCGTGATCCCGCGGCACCTGCGCTGCACGCCGGGCCACGTCCAGTGCTCGGTCGATCACGCGCGGCTGGTCGACGAGTACCGCGAAGAGCGCTACCGCCAGGAGATCGTGCGCGAGGGCGAGTGCATGGACTACGCGACCGAGATCGCCGAGTACAACCAGACCCACGACATGATCACCTTCAAGAAGTGGCTGATCGGCTCCGCGGGCCGGAACCGTCCTTGACAGGGTTGACGTCAACTCTTACACTGGTCCCAGAGAATCCCCCAGATTTTCAGGCAACTTTTCCAGGAGGACCACATGCAACTCTCGATCGAGTTCGGCAACGGATCGCGCCAGAGCGACTACGGCAAGATCCACAAGACCGGATGCCGAGATCTCCACGACCCCGAGCCGATCGGTGACGCGCTCTCGAAGGACGAGGCCGTCCGACTGGCCGACGGCGTCACCTGCTGGGCCGAGAGCGAGGGCGAGGACCCGGCGGCCTACGGCTACCAGTTCGCGCCGTGCGTCAAGCTCCCCCAGGAGGCCTGACATGGCCGAGATCACCAACACGGCGCTGACCGGCATCACCTGCGACCGGCCGAACTGCCCTCGCCGGGTCAACTTCGAGCAGGTGTTGTGGGGCACCCATCTGGACACGTCCCACTACGCCGTGCCGAAGCTGATCGAGGAAGGCTGGTCGCTCTGGGTCGGCCAGCGCAACCGCCGGACCTACTGCCCCGAGCATGGGCCGACCGTACCGATGAGGAGAATGTGGTGAGCGAGACCTATCTCGAACCCGCCGAGGCTCGTGCGCGCTACGCCGCCGAGCGCGGGCTGTCCGACCTGCCGCCGGAGATCCAGGCCCAGGTGATCCCGGAGTTCCCCGAGGGCACCCGTGAGTACGCCGAATACGCGGCCAAGCTCCGCGAGGCTCTGGCCGACCCGAAGGCCGTCGCCGAGTGGGTCGACTCGTTCGATCCCGTGAACCCCAGGGACGCGGGCATCGGGAAGTGAACTACCTGGACCGAATGGAACGCGAGCGAGAGGAAACACCCGTGACCGAGCCGAGCACACCGTCGATGAAGTGGGTCTCCCTGCACACCCACAGCACCTTCAGCCACGGTGACGGCTACCGATCGCCGAAGGCGCACGTCGAACGTGTGGTCGAACTCGGGATGGACGCGCTGGCACTCACCGAGCACCGCAACGTCTCCTCGCACGCTCAGTTGGAGCAGGCCGCCAACGCGGCCGGGATCAAGCCGATCTTCGGTGTCGAGTTCGACGTCGCGCACCCCGACGAGCCCCGGCGCCGTCACTTCCACCAGACCGTGCTGGCGATGAACCAGGAGGGCTACCGCAACCTCAATCGGCTTGTCGGCCTGGCCTGGGAGCAGACCAAGTACGTCCCGCGGCTGCACACGAACCAGATCCTCAACCCCGAGTTGACCCAGGGCCTCATCGTGACCAGCGGGTGCGCGGACTCGTGGATCTCCTGCACGCTGCTGGGCGGCAAGTCGCTCGGCGACCGGCGCGACGACTGGGACGACGAGAGCGTGGACGAGACCCGCGCGCTGATCAGCCGGTTCGTCAAGTGCTACGGGGACCGGTTCTACCTCGAAATGCAGATGTTCCCCGAGTTGGAGCGCGCCGTCCTGCTCAACCAGTTCTTCGGCGACGTCGCGGCGGCCGACGGCATCCCCACGGTGGCGACGGCCGACGTCCACTACCCCTACCCGGAGCAGAACGCGATCCAGCGGATGCTGCACGCGGCGCACCGCGGCGGCACGGTCTCGACCCAGGACGCCGACTGGGAGTACGACGTCCGGCTGACCTACCCCGAGTCCGACGAGCAGTGCGTCGAGAAGCTCATGGCCTGCGACCTCGACCCGATGGAAGCCCAGGCCGCGGTCGACGGCGCACGCGAGATCGCTGATCGGTGCAACGTCGAGTTGCCGAAGTCGGAGCGCACCGTCTTCGTGGCGCGCGGCAAGCAGATGTCGGCCGCCGACCGGCTGAAGCAGTGGATCAACGACGGTATCGAGTTCCGGGCCGAGAACGACGAGCGGTTCGCACAAAGGTTCGACTCGGACCCCGACCGCTACGTCGAGCGGGTGCGATACGAGTTCAGCCTGATCGAGCCGAAGGGGTTCTGCGACTACTTCCTCGTCACCGCTGACCTGGTCGTATGGGCCAAGGACGTCGACAAGCAGGGCGTTGGTCCCGGACGTGGTTCGGCCGCCGGATCGCTGATCTGCTACCTGCTCCGGATCACCGAGATCGACCCGATGCAGTTCCCGCTCATGCAGTTCGAGCGCTTCATCGACCCCTCGCGGCCGGATGAGCCGGACATCGACATCGACTTCGCCAACCCCGCGGCCGTCTTCGAGTACGCGCGGCAGAAGTACGGCGAGGCCCACACCAGCCACATCGCCAACTACATGCGCTACCGCGGTCGCACCGCGATCCAGGACGTCGCCAGGGCACACGAACTCGACGACTTCTCCGAGGTCTACGAACTGAAGGACCTGATCGTGGACCGCGACGACGGCGACCCGCGGGAGAACTACTCGGTGGTCGACGCGATCGCCGGGTTCGATCGGGCCAAGCAGATCGTCAAGAAGTACCCTGACCTGCTCATGGCTCGCGACATCGAGGGCGACTACCGCGGAATGGGCATTCACGCGGCCGGTCTGGTGATCTCGACGAAGCCGATCGCCGACACGTGCGCGATCTACACCCAGACCAAGGACGGGGTGACCCGTCGAGGCATCGCCTACGACAAGCGCGACGCCGAGTACCTCGGCATGTTGAAGATGGACATTCTCGGGCTGAAGACGATGGGCCTGATCACCGACGTGCTCGACTGGATCGGCATGACGCACAACGAACTCTATGCGCTTCCGCTGGACGACCAGGCCGTGCTCGACGGCGTCTTCGGGACCGGAGATCTCACCGGCATCTTCCAGTTCGACGGTCGCACGACCCGCGGGATCGTCGACAAGCTCGCCGGTCAGACGACCTTCGAGTTCCGGCACCTGGCCGACATCAACGCGCTCTCTCGGCCCGGCGCGCTCATCTCCGGCCAGACCTCGCACTACGAGGCCGTCGAGCTTGGCACCGAGCCTCCTCGCGACTGGGGATACCCCGAGATCAACGACGTGCTGTCCTCGACCAACGGCTGCCTGGTGTACCAGGAACAGGTCATGGGGATGGGCCGCGTCGCCGGGATGCCGGGCGAGCGAGTCGGCGCGCTGCGCCGGATCATCGGCAAGAAGAAACAGGGCGGCGCGTTCGAGGCCTTCTGGGAGGAGTTTCGCGACGGGATGCAGCGGGAGATCGGGATGCCCGAGGCCGACGCACGCGAGTTGTGGGACTACATGGCGGCCTCGTCGAGCTACCTCTTCAACATCGCGCACGCGGTCTGCTACGCCGTCGTCGGCTACTGGCTGGCCTGGCTGAAGTTCTACTACCCGACCGAGTTCTACGCGGCGGCCCTCCGGCGTGCCGACGTGACGAAGGGACAGGACGTCGTGCTGATGCAGGACGCCGTTCGCCACGAGATCCGCGTGCTCGGTCCCGACCTGGGCAAGTCCCGGCTGACCTGGGAGCCGGGCAACACCCGCTCGTTCGACGGGCTCCGCGAGGACGGCACCCCGAAGAGGGGGTTCGTCGGCCCGAGCTACGACAGCCTGCGCGCTGGCTTCACCCAGATCGTCGGCGTCGGCGACAAGGTCGGGGCGAAGATGATCCAGTGGCGCGATCGGGAGATCGGGGCGCCGGTGAAGGGCAAGGCGATCAACTTCGCGGCGCTCGACCGGTCCTGGTCGGAGATGCGCTACGTCGCGGCGAAGAAGGGCCGGAAGACGAAGCCGGACGAGCCCTCGAAGGGGGTGCCCGGCGTCGGCCCGAAGATGATCGAGAAGATCGAACAGATGTGCGAGTCCAAAGACCCCTTCGGGCTCAACCGCGCTGCTCGTGCGGTCGACCGGATCGAGGAGGCGATCGCCGACGGCGAACTCGGTCTGCTCGGCGGGGCGACCCCCTCGAACCTCCTGCTCGAATCGGTCGACGAGAAGATCGTCTTCATCGGCCTGATCAAGGAGGTCGTGATCAAGGACCACATCGAACAACTGCGCAAGCGCTCCGGCAAGTCGGTCGAGCAGATCCGGGCCGAGACCAACGACCCGGACAAGACGACCAAGGCCACCATCATCGCCGAGGACGCCGAGGGCATCGAGGTCCACATCTACGTCCATCGGTTCCTCTACCCCGAGCACGCGAGCACCCTGGCCGACTGGAACACCAGCACGGCCGTCCACGTGCTCGGCCTCTCCCGCGACGGGCACGGGCCGAGCGTCCAGGCCGAGGACCTGGCCCTGATCGAGTTGGAAGATCTGTGAAGACCCTCCTCGACCTCGCCGAACTATGGATCTACGTCGGCATCATCGTCCTCTGCGGAGGCATCATCGACAGGAGTACCCGGCTGTGAAGGCACGCGACACCCCGAAGACCTGGCTCGATCGCAAGCAGGCCTTCGGCGAGAACCCCGAGTACCCGGACCCGCTGGTGGATCGGGTTGCCGCGCTCTCCGACGACAGGCTGAAGGCCCTCCTCTCCCGCGGGGTGAGCGTGGTCGCCTTCGACCCCGGCGGTACGACCGGTTGGTCGATCATGCGCCTGGACATCGAACGTCTGTTCGACAAGAAGACTCGGCCGCACGAGATGATCACCCAGTGGTGGCACGGCGAGATCGACTGCGGTGCCATGTCCGGCAACGCGGGCTCGTCGGCGCTGGCGCAGGGGTACGACCTCGGTGAGTCCGAGACTGGCGAGGCGGCCGGAGTGTTCCTCTGCGAGCGTCTGATCCATCTCGGCGGCGGCATCCCGCGGTCCGCGGTCGTGATCGAGGACTTCATCTTGCGCACCCAGACCCAGGCCCGCGACGCACTGTCGCCGGTCCGGATCACCGCGGCGCTTCAACAGTTGCTCTGGGAGGGCAAGGACGTCACGACGTACAAGCAGCAGCCGTCGGAGGCGAAGACCACCTGCACCGACGACCGGCTGAAGCAATGGGGGTTCTGGACCCCCGGCTCCCGGCACGCTCGCGATGCCGATCGACATGCGATTTTGTTCGTCCGCAAGACCCGCGAGCAGCGCTCCAAGATCTTCGCCGCATGGCCGATCTTGGCCGAGGCAAACCGCCGGGGTATGCTAGGGTTGGAGTCAACATGAACACTGAAGGGAATAGAATGGCATCGAAGGAAAAGGGACTCGTGAGCTTGGAGCAGACCTCCAAGCTGCTCGGAATCCCCGAACATATCCTCCGGCGCGCGGTGACCCAGTACAAGGTGGACGGTCTGCGCGAGGCGAAGAAGGGCAACTCTTTCCGTCAGTATTGGCTCGCGTCGATCCTCGACAACCACGAGGAGATCGTCGCCAGTCTGCGACGGATCTCTCCGGCCAGCCCGTTCTGGGGCTCGGAAGATGCCGACGAGGCGATGAAGGCTGCCCGCGATCTGCGCGAGACCATCGAGGAGACCGAGGACGCCGACTCCGTCGCGTACCGCATGGGTGTCTCCCGGCCGACGCTGCGCCGGTGGGAGCGCGAGGGCAAGATCATCGGCGTCCGGCCGCTCGGAGGCAAGAAGATCCGCTACTACCGCGAGTCGATCCGCTCGCTCGAACACGCTGGGAAGCTCGCGTGAAGCGGCTCGATCCCGCGGAGGTCGCGGACCGGCTGTCGACGACGATCGCTTCGATCGCCAACGACTACGAAGAGGGCAAGCTGTCGGTGGGCAAAAACGTCCACCCGGTGAAGCGACTCGACGACGACTGGGACCCCGAGCAGGGGATCTCGAACGAGAACATGATGCGCCTGCTGGCCGAGCGGCTCGAAATGCAGGGCATCCTGGTCTACTTCAGCCCCGAGGTCGTCCGAGAGAACATCATCTCGGCCGTCGATCGAGTGAAGCGACCCGAGTGACCAGCAAGAACAGGATGAGCGTCGAGGAACTCGCCGACATGCTCATCGAGAATCTCGCCTCCCCCGTCCGACAGGCGGTGAACTGGAAGCGCGCACTGTGCTCCCAACGGGGTCGGTTCATCGGCGCCTGGCTCTGGGATGCCGAGTTGGACGGGGGCGGCGAGAAGAACGCGAAGGGCGAGAGCGCAGTAGCCCGAGCACACCGATACGAGGCGGCCAAGGCCGTCTGCCGGGCCTGTCCGGAGCGCGCCACCTGCCTCTCGGCGGCGCGCTCCGACCCCCTCGCCGAGGGCATCTACGGCGGGGAGTTGATCAACAACCGATCCCGACCAGAAGGAACCCCACGTGGACATCGACAAGGCTCTCGCGGGCCTCGACTTCCAGTCGAAGGGGATGATCTGCGAGACCAAGAAGATGCTCTGGCTGACCACGGGGAAGCCGCTGCCGTCTGAGCTTCGACTCGCCGAGATCGACCCCCAGGGCTGCCAAAACCGCACTACAAAGATGTTTTTCATGCGTCTGTGCCCCTGCTGGTCAGACCCGCGGAAGTTCGTTCGGCACGGCGAGGACTTCACCGAGTACACCTACGTCGGCGGCCTGCTGGTGAGTAAGATCATGCTCTGCGCTGCTCACGAGAGCTACTTCAAGAACTACCTGACTTACCCGTTCCTCTGTCCGGGGTGCGGGGTCCATTTCGATTCTGTGGCTGAGATCCTGCTCGATGAGCAGGATACCGAGGAGATGCTGTGACGACATACGGTGACCACGCCGGTCTGTACCTTCGCCAGGGCTGGGCGAGCCCTCTACCTCTACCCGAGGGGATGAAGTACCCACCACCTGACGACACCACCGGCAACAAGCCATATGTCGACCCCAACGACATCGAGAACTGGGCCGAGGAGATCCCCGAGTCCAACATCGGACTCCGGATGCCGACCGTCACGATCGACGGCGAGAAGTACGAGGTCATCGGCCTCGACGTGGACCAGTACGACAACAAGACCGGCGGCGAAACGCTGACCGATCTGATTGCCGAGTACGGCTCGCTCCCGCGGACGTGGCGCTCGACCTCGCGCGACCCGGAGAACCCGTCGGGCATCCGGTTCTACCTCGTCCCCGCCGGTCTGAAGTGGAAGGGCAAGCCCGGCCCGGACATCGAGATCATCCAGCGCACCCACCGCTACGCCGTTGTATGGCCCTCGACCGTCTCCGATCGCACCTACCGGTGGTACGACCTCGACGAGCACCCGACCGACGCTCCCCCGCGGGTGAAGGACCTCCCGAAGCTCCCCCAGGCCTGGATCGAAGGCCTCTGCAAGGGCGACGCCGGTCAGGTCCGGGTGATCGAGGAGATCGACGACATCGAAGAGGCGTTCGAGTGGCTCGAACGCGAGATCCCCGGCTACGACTCCGATCCGTCCGGCGCGATGGACCGAACCACCGACCCCGCCAAGCTCGAAGACGAGATGTCCAGCGGCGCGCACGACATGATGGTCAACCGGGTCCACGAGATCGTCCAGTTGGCGGCCGAGGGGCACCACGGGCTGAAGATCGGTCTGAGCCGCGTGCGGAAGGCCTTCTTCGAGGACGTGCTCGGCGCCAAGGACAGCGAGGCCCGGCGTGACCTGACCACGTCAAAGTTGGAGTGGCGGCGCGCTCTGTGCGGGGAAGTCTCCAAGCTCCGCGCGGACATCGCCAACGACCTCATCCGGATCTCGACCGTCGGCGGGTACACCGCGGCCGACGGCGACATCGACCTCTCGGTGTTCCGGGAGAAGACCCTCGCGCAGTGGATCGAGCGCCGCAACACCATCGTCGATGCCACCGAGTACGAGGACAGCGACTCCGGCCGCGCTCACATGTTCCTCGACGCTCTCGGTGATGCGATCCGTCCGATCCGCTCCGGCGCCGACGAGTGGGCCTGGTGGGACGACGAGATCGGTCGCCTGGTCAAGCTCTCGAAGGCCGAGACCTACGGCCTGCTGTGGTCGCGCACCGTGCAGGCCTCCCTCCGGGCCGCTGCCGAGGGCATGTGGCGTCTCGGGTCGGCCCAGGAGGAACAGGGCATGTCCGAGGCCGACGACACGCTGAAGCAGGCCAAGGCCTACGAGAAACGCGCCACCGAGGCCGGGAACCGTACCAAGATCGAGCACTCGATGAGCCTGGCCCACGCGTTCTCGACGCACCCCGTCGATCCCGCGGACTTCGACATCGAACCGCTCACGTGGGGAGTCGGCAACGGCGTCCTCGATCTGCGCGCCGTCAAAGCCCGCGGGGCGGTCGACAGCTACGACGAGTTGTGCCGGAAGGGCAAGCCCGAGGACCTGATTCTTCAGCACACCCCGGTCGCCTACGAGCCGAAGTTCACTCACGCGCTCTGGGACAACTACCTCGCCACGTTCCTGCCCGACCCCGACTATCGCCGGTACGTCCGGAAGGTGCTCGGCTACGCGTTCATGGGCGGCAATCCCCAGCGCCGCATCGTCTTCCTTCAGGGAGGGACCTCGACCGGCAAGACGACCATCATCGAGGCCTGCCAGGCGGCGCTCGGCGACTACGCCGCGTCGATCGACATGAACGGCCTCTTCCGGCAGAAGCGCGACGCCGGTCCGATGCCCGAGATCATCGCGGCATTCCCGCGTCGGGTGGTCTTCGCGTCCGAGGTCGGCCAGCGCAACAAGCTCCACTCCGACGTGATCAAGAGGCTCACCGGTGGTGACTCGGTCACTGCCCGTGCGCTCTACTCGAACGTCATGGTCCAGCGGACCCCGATGTTCACCCCGATCATCGCGACGAACTCGATGCCGACCATCGACGACGGCGACGCGGCTCTGTGGCGGCGTCTGCTCGTGCTCCCCTTCGACTCGACCGTGCCGCTCAACGGTCCCGACGTGACGCCGATCAAGAACGTCCCCGAGGCCCTGCGCGCCGTGCTCTGCTGGCTGGTCGACGGCCTGATCGACTACCTCATGGAAGGCCTCGACAACAACGTGCCGAAGGAGGTCCTGGCCCGGCGCCGGACCTTCATCTCGGGGACCTCGGCGTTCCAGACATTCCTGGCCGAGAAGATCCGCGTCGAGTCGAAGGGCAAGATCACCGCGACCAAGCTGTTCGAGATCTACAAGCAGTGGTGCAAGCTCGAAGACGTCCGGGACCCGATGAGCAAGCGGGAGTTCATGGCCCGGATGAACGAGAACGGCCACCCGTCACAACGGATGACCGTTCGCCGTGGAGGCAAGGTGTCCTCGGAGCATGGGTACCGAGGGATCACCCTGGCCTGATCAGACCCCGGCTCGCTTCCGCTCCCGCCACTGGGTGAAGGTCATGTGCGGCGGGGGTGGAAACTCGAACCCCATCTGAGCAGCGTAGATGTTGGTCTCTCGATGCCAACCGGCGTCGTAGGTCAGGTACTCGGAGTAGTCGTCCACGTCCTCGCGAAGCTCGTCGACTTCCTTCTCGATATGGCCGACCTTCTCGCTCACCCGCTCGTCGATGATCCGATCGAGGTTCGCTGCGGTGACCACGCGGGCCGCCGACGAGTTGCGCTCCGACCGGCCCTGCCACCAGCGGGCACCAGCGCCGAGAAACCCCGGCACCTTCGCCATGCCCTTGCTGAAGAGGGCCGGGGAGCCGAAGAGAATGAATACCAGTAGTGTGAGCCAGAAGTTATCCGTGGTCGGGAGTGGGACTTCCATCGAGAGCCTTCGCGTCGGGGTCGTCATCCTCGATGACCACCAGTCGGTCGCGGCGAATCACCGCGTATCCAATAGCTGCGGACCAGAAGGTCAACGCGAAGACGAAGAACATCACCGGCGTCCGGAAACCGTCACCACCCCTCCCGATAGCGGTGTCGGTCAGGCCGATCGCCAACGCGCAGTAGGTGGCTCCGGCGATGTGGAGTCCGGTGATTGCGACGCGGCGCCAGCGGCCCGCGAAACCTGTCAGGATGAGCACCCCGCCGGTGAGGCAGAAGGCACCCCACACCTGAAGCGGGAACGCTCCCTCGACGGCCGACAAGCTCTGGGTCACTCCGGGCTTGTCTCCGGTGATGTAGTCCAGTCCTCGTGTGATCGGCTCGATCGCCCAAAGTGCGAGGATCACTGCCCGAATGTGAATCGGGATCAGCGGGGTCCAGTTCCCCTTGCGGGGGAGAAGAGACTTCAGGCGATCGAGCACTGGCTTACTCCGTTCGATGTCGTCCGACATACTGGGCCGCTTCCTCGACGACGGCAATGCCGCGAGGGGTGACACCGTTCTTGGTCTTCAGCACACCGAGCACCGTCAGGACAGCGAGCCCCGATCCGATGCCGGTCTCGACCCCGCCGGGGAGGTCGACTCCGTTGGACGCCGCCACCCAGATCAGGATGGACAGCACGCCGACGGCCGAAGTCACGGTGTTCGAGAACCGTTTGTACCAGGGCTGAGCTTCGAGACGCTCGCGTAGCTCGTCAACGACGTCGCTCGCGGGCACCTGGGGGACGTTGGGGAGCGTCACTTGCTGCCTCCGTTCTTCTCGATGTAAGCGAGCAGAGCCTTCGCGCGGGTCGAGCCCGCGGTGGCGGCCTTCTTGACGCGCGCCAGCGAGTCCGGGTCACCGAAGATCGCTCCCTGCTCGATGAAGATCGCGTGAGCGGTGCCGTCGGCCCACTGCGCGAAGTCCAGGGTGGTGCCGATCGCGTTGTCGCTGTCACGGTACGGCGAGGTCGACGGCCGACGCTGCACCAGGTGCCATGCGGTCAGCGCGGCGCGCTCGATCGCGCGTCGAGCCCAGCCGGTCGTCTTCGGGTTGTAGTCGGCGGCCAGCTTCTCGCTGGTAGCGCCGTCCCAGTGAACCTTCGAGTCGCCAAGCTGCTTCGCTTCGGCGTCCAGTCGATTCTGTGCGTTGTCGTCGAGTGCCATGAGGAACCCCTCTCCTGATCCTGTAGGTAGTATCGCTTCTCCGAGCGCCAGGCAGCGCTGGTATCGAGCCTTGCGGTCGTCGAGGCCGTAGGTGCCGCCGTTGATCGCCGCGGTGACGGCCTCGAACCCGCGGTAGCCGTTCCACGTCGCGGAGTCCCCGGCATCGACCAGGTCGTTCATCGGCCGTGCGACGGTCCAATACCAGACCGCTCCGAGGAACCCGAACTTCTCCGATCGGAGCAGGTCGGGGTTGTCCACGAAGTAGGTCGGCGTCGGGACGTATCCCTTGCCGTGTGCCCAGGCCGAGAGGCTGCGAAAGTTGTCCTTGCCCGTGATCTGAAGGGGTCCGGACCCGCGGTAGCGGTAGCCGTCGCCGGGGTTGTTGTTCCCCATCCGGCCCTGGTAGGTCAACTGTTGCGCCGACGGTCCCCAGATCTCGCTGTAGTAGCGCATTCCGACGCACTCGTGACCGATCTGCGCGAGGAACATCGCTGCGCGGCGAACGGTGGTACACCCGGCTCGGACGAGGGCCTCGTTGACGGCGGTCGTCTCTCCGTCGGAGATGACCTCGTTGCTCATCGCCTTCTTCAGCGTTGCGCGATCCATCAGAACTCCCCAAGCTGTGCGAACTCGTCGGCGATGCGACGCTGGCGGTCAGTGCTGAGCGCTCCGAGGAACTCCGGCGACTTCGCGTTGCGCGCCGCGGTGTATCCCTTCCCGGCGATCATGCTGACCAACTGCGGGATCTTGATCCAGTAGAAGTAGTCGCGGAACCCGCTGTCGGCGACGGCGGCCTCGTCGGAACCGAGGTTATACCCCATGACCGAGAAGTAGTGGTAGACCCACCCACCGCTGTACGCCGCACGCTCTCCGCGAGTGGTGCGGGGGTAGTTGGTCGGCGGGACCATGATATTCGCACCGATGCCGAACCCGGCGTCGACCGACTTCTTCAGGTCCTTCCGGAACTGCTCGATGATCGACGGGGTCTCCTGCGCGAAGTCGACGGTGCGGTAGACGTCACCGACGCGCTTGTTCAACTCGCGGGTGAGGTAGCCGATGTAGTCGGTGCCGTTGACGGTGGTGCCGAGCGCTCGGGCCATGTCTGCCTCGGAGACGTCGATCCCCCTGGCCGACAGAAGAACTTGCATCGTCGCAGGTCCGCACCAGTAGTACGTCTCCTGCGGGATGATGCTGTTGTTGAACTTCAGCAGGACGTCGCCAGCAGCCATGAATAACCCCTCTCCGGTCGTCCGAACGTATCACCGCGACCGGAGAAGAGTCGAAACTCAGCTACCCGCTGTACTTGATCTTCGGGGTGATGTCGACGGGCGCCGAGCCGGTCGCGTTGACCGTGATCGAGGCGTCGAGCGCGTACCCGCGGAGGAAGGTCGAGCCGTTCCAGATGCCGAAGTGCGAGACCGTGGTGCTGGCCGGGATGGTGAACGGCACGGCCGAGCCCGTCACGACGGCGTCGGAGCCGACGATCGCTGCGGCTCCCCACGTGGTGTTGCCGCTCGACGAGCCGATCTGGTTGGCACCGTTGGTGCCGGGGTCACCACTGTGCGCGGTGATCTTCGCACCGCGGCTGGCGATGTAGTCGGCGATCGCCTGCTTGTCGGCGTTCGTTGCTGCCATGAGTCTCTCCCTCTACTGATATGCCCTGAATATAGCCCTGCCGGGGGCTCCCGGTCGTCCGGCCTTGTCGCCACCGAACACGCCGCCGGAACCGGCGCCGCCACCACCGCCGGGCGCAGATCCGTCGGTGTCCTTCCCGACCTGCGCGCCGCCGGTGTAGTTCTGTCCCTGGAACGAGTAGTCGCCAGGGGACAGGCCGTTGACGTAGTTGCCTCCCACCGGGTTCGTTCCCGATGCGCCGCCGCCGCCGTCGGCCGAGAGCGTCCCGGCGCTGGCCGAGGTCGCGCTCGTCGCGGTGCCTGCCGTTCCCGCGCCGTTGCCTCGTGCGCCGCCGTTGCCTCGGGTGCCGACCGTGCCGGTGATCGTGCTCTCGGTCCAGGGAATGTCGGACCCCCGCACCAGTCGGATCGCGTTCCAGGACCCGGCGAAGCCACCGCGGCCGTCGGCACCGAACGAGTTGCCTCCCGAGCCACCGCCACCAGCGCCGAGCAGGATGATGTCGATGTAGAGAGCCCAGGGAGGGATGGGGTAGGAGAATGCCCCGGAGGTCGAGTACGTCGTCAATGCGGGGCCTGCGGCGCTGAATGCGGCTGCCGCGGAGGGCACGCTGAGACCGGACACCGTTCCGGCGAGATGGGTGAAGGGGTTCGCCGTCGACACGAGCACACCGACGGACTGGGCGGTGAGCCGGGCCTTGATCGCTGCGGTGAAGACGGCCGACGCGACGTAGGTGCCCTTCGGAGCAAGCACCGCGCGCGCGGTGAACTCGGCCGAGACTCGGGTCCACGCATCCAGGTAGGCCTTCAGCAGAGCGTCGGCGACCTCGGCTCCACCCTCGAACCCGCCTCGGGCGTAGTGCGTTCCGAACAGGTGTACGAATACCTGGGTCGGGAAGCTGGCCTGTGCTGCGGAGAGCGCGGTGAGGTAGGCCTTGATGACGGCGGTGAACTCGGCGTAGCTGATCGACTGGCCGAGCAACTGCTTCTTGACCCACCAGCCGACGACAGGGTCGATCGGGACGTCAGGGGGTCCGTCGGCCGACCAGCCGAGACCGTGGTTGACGTCCTCGTCGGGGACCGGCGTCGGCGACCACATCAGGCCGCCGCGGGGATCGTACCGACACCCATCCAGGGCAACTGATCGTTGTCGGGGGTGAGGGCTGACAGGTCGACCTCGTTGGGGATGCTGGACCCGCTGTAGCGGTAGAACGGGGCGACGAGAATGTCGGCCGTCGGGTCGGTCAGGCCAGGCTGCCAGAGACCGGCCAGGGGACGCGTGCTGACGACGAGCCCGGCGTTCTGGACCTGCGCGGCGAAGAGCAGTTCACCCGGCACGAGGTTGTCCATCGCGGTCCCCATGTCGAAGGCGAAGAGGCGTCGGGCTGTGCCGATCACGCTCTTCTGGTCCCCGCCGTCCCAGATCTTGACGACCTTCCCGGTATTGGGGTTGTACTTGCAGAGCGCGACGTACCAGTTGTCGATGGTGAACAGCGACCAGCCGGACGAGCCGGTGATGAGCTTCAGGTACCGCGGACGGCAGTAGCGGTCGACGACGATCGGCACGTAGGCGACCGAACTCTTGCCCGGCGACAGCGTCGGCATCGAGCTACCCATCGTGTGACTGTGCGAACCGTCGTTGAAACTGTGGGTGTGCGAACCGCCGGAGGCGCCGCCGGAGCCCGTGGTGCCCGACACGGTGTAGGTCCCGGTGCGATCGGAGGTTCCCAGGCCGAGCAGCACCCGCGGGAACGAGGCCATGTCCTGAGTCGAGAGAGAGACCCACTGCTGGGTCACCGCCATTGCCCGGAGCCGGTTCCCGAGGTCGGAGATCGCGGACGCGTTGTCGTCGGCCTTCAGGTCCGCGGTGATCGCGGTGACCTTGGCGACGTCGGCCGTGGTCCGGAGGCCGGTGAGGTCGGTGAGGATATTCGCCAGGGTCCCGCCGACGACGGGGACTCCGCGGATCGCCTGGATGATCGCGTTGACGAGATCCTGGACGAAGGTCTGAAGGTTCCCGAGCGACGAGCGCAGGGCCTCGGACAGGGTCGGGAGCAGGCCGGAGCCGACGGTCCCGCCGGAGAGGATCGTCTTCAGTTGCGAGATCCATTGCTGGACATCGCTGATCGTGGCTCCGACGACACCGGTGATCTTGTCGAAGAGGTTGCCGATTTGAGTGACCACCGAGACGATCCCGGCGCCAAGATCGCCGAGCGCGTCGATAAGGCCGTTGACGAAGCGCTGGGGCAGGGTGCCGTACTTCGACACCTTCATGTCGTCCCACCACACGGTGCCCGCGGTGACGGTGGCTCCGATCTCGACCTGCACGCGGACGCTGTCGGCGCCGGTGGGGACCTGGTAGGTGCCGACCATCTCGGTCCAGGTCTTGTTCGCCACGGGAGCGTCGATGTTGGCGACGACCTTCTCCTCGACGACCGCGGTCCCGCTGAAGGCGACGGCGCTCACGCGGAAGGAGGCCATGCCACCGGTGACGCCGGTCCACTTCACCCAACCGGCGAAGTCGAACTTCTGTTCGGGCGTGGCCGGGACCGAGTTCGACAGCAGGACTTTCCGGGTGCCGTCGGCAACGGCCTTCGCTGCGCCGGGAGCCGTGTGGCCCTCTGTCGAGTCCCAGGTCCAGATCCCTTCTCCGTCAAGGGAATCGGAACCGTCGAAGCCTCCGTTTTCGAGGAGGTTGGGGTAGGCCTCGCCGATGTGGGAGAACGGGATCAGCGGGAGTCGCGACGGGTTGATGATGCCGGTCGCCAGCCGCCGGATGGTCCCGATGACGGCCTGGATCGCGTTGAGCGCGGCGTCCGAACCGACGTAGGTCCCCTCGATCGCCTTGCGGAGGTCCTCGAAGTTGGCGATGATCTCCTGCCAGTTCGGAATGTCGAGACCGAACAGGTCGAGGATCTTCTGGACGATCTGCTCGACGCTGAGATCCGACCAGGCATCGCTCTTCAGCGCGAGTTGCTTACCGGCGAGCAGAAGCTCTTCGGGTGTCCCCCGGTTGTGCTCGATAGCGTCGCTCATCGACTACGTCTCCGATCCGGGGATCGGGTCGCAGTACACCACCATCGAAGCTCGGTCCTTCCGGGTGGAGACGCCGAAGGTCGCCAGCGTGTCGATGCGGCGCAGGGTGAGGTAGATGTTGCCGACGGTGCCCTTGGGAACCGAGTAGCTCGTCGACTCGGGGGTCATGGGTCCACCCTCGAAAGCCGGGGAGAGGTCTCGGGGGTAGTAGTTGTCGAGCAGGGTGGTCACGGTGTTGCCAGGCCCGCGGCCGACGACGGGGCCGGTCGGCGAGCCGAGGCGAGCTTCGAGGTCGACTCGGGCCTGGATGCCGGTGAGCCGGACGTCGCACTGCGCGAAGACCCGCGGGTGCCAGGCGAACCCCTGCTCGGGGATCTGGATCTGGGCGACGGTCTTGTAGTCCTGCGACCAGTTGTTGTCGTTGATCGCGGTGAAGTCGTTGGGGCCAAGGCCGTAGGGTCCTACCGGCCCGCTGGCGAAGCTCATGGGCCGCCACTTGCCGATGGTGGTGTCGTAGACGAGGACCTGGCCGTCGACCGGCCCGTCCTCTCCCATGTCGACGTCTCCGGCGCCGGAGAGCGCATCGCCGGGCTCGCCCTTCTGGCCGACACCGACGGCTCCCTGACCACCACGGGGCAGGACGAAGTTGAGCACCTTGTTCGTCGCGGTCGAGGAGGGGTCGATCGAGACCTGTGCGGAGCCGCCGGACGGCGACGTGGTCACGGTGCCGATGGTAAAGCCGACCGAGGGTCCCATCTCGCCTTGGAGGCCGACGACGTCGTGAACGACGGTCCAGTCTTCGCCGTTCCAGAAGAACGCGGTCTTGGTGGTGTCGTTGAGCACGACGTACCCGCGGTCGCCGTCGGCGAGACCGCTCGGGAGGTTCGCGTGGGCCACCCCGTCGTCGGCGTAGTTCACGATGAGGTCCGGGGCCAGCTTGGGTCCGGGCTCTCCATCCAGACCCTTGTCGCCCTGTCGGCCGCGAGGGAGAAGAAGCTCGCCGACTCCGTTGGTGACCTCGATGATCGCTCGACGCTCGGACTCGTAGTCCATCGCGTCGCCGTCCCAGCGCAGGATCAGCTTGACGATCGCCTCTTTGACGGTGGTCACGGGTGTAGTCATGGTGCTTGTCTCCCTCGGTCGGGGTCAGTCTATCGGTCAGGACCCGGCATCCGACAAAGTCCAGAAGTCGAAGGCCTGCTTGACCCCCTGGATACGCTTCATCGCCAGTTCCATCGGGTCCTTCAACCCCTGGTCGTCGCCGACCTTGATGGTGAGTCGGGTCTTGTTGTCGCGGCTCATCGTGACGGTGATCCGCCGGACGTAGTCGACGTGGATCTCGCCCTCGTCCTCCCAGCCGATCGGGTCGCCGATGCCGAAGTGGACGAACGGGATGAACGGCTTCCCGTCGTTGAGCGTGACCGAGAACGACCGGTACGGCCGGGTCTCGAACATGATCTTGCGGAGGGCCTGGACCGCGTCGAAGGTGTACGCGGTAGTGCCGGTCCCGCTGTAGGCCTCGGGGAGCGCGAAGATGCCGAACTTGGCCCGGCGACGCTCGTCGGTCTGGCTCTGGAAGGCGAGGAAGATGTCGGAGAGTTCGCCGGAGATCAGGTCGGACAGGAACGAGATCCCGGCCATTGCGAGCAGGCCGGAGATCGCCGCGTTGGCGACCATCTCGATCCCCTTGTTCAGCCACTCCGGGCTCTGGCCGCCGACGATCCCGGTGACGGCCTGCGGGGAGTTGATGATGACCTCGGACTCTTCGATGTCGTCGTCGAGGTCGTCCTCGCGGATCACCACCCAGGGGTCCTTGGGGTCGGTGCCGAAGAACTTGCTCAGCGAGTACATCTCGGAGTTCTCGGTGAACGCTCCGATCACGCTGCCGACGATCGGGTCGAGGGTGTCGATGACCGTGTTGAACAGGCCGTCAAGCAGCGTGCCGGTGCGGCCGACGACGCCGCGCTTGTCCTTGACCTCGAAGTAGATACACGACTTTTCGAGCGTGATCGACTTCGACGGCTGCGGGTCTCGTCCGCGGACCCAGGCCTTCGCCGACAGGACCAGGTGCTCGTCGTAGAGCACGTCCTTGAACAGTTCGTCGAGCGGCGTCATGCGCGCGAGGAGGGTGTTCCAGCGGGTCGTGTCGTACAAGATGTTGCCGGGGATCACCACGCACGGCTGAGCCCAGTCCTTGACGTTCATCGACCACCAGTTCTCACCGGGGTTGTTGAAGAACCCGATGGGGAACCGGTAGAGCCCGCTGCCGAAGGCCTGCAACCGGAAGATGACCTCGAACAGGTAGGCCTCGATCATGCTCTTCGACGGCATGAGCTTGACGTTCTTCTTCGGCCACTGGACCCCGAGCGGGGCGAAGTTGTTCGGCCAGCAGAACATAGCTTCGAGCCAGACGTAGTCGTTGACCAGTTCGGCGATGACGGTGCGCTTCTTGCCCTTGCGCTTCTTCCGGCACTTGTCGACGCGGCCGGTCCACCACTCGCCGTTGACCTTGACGTGGACGAAGATGTTCTCGTTGTCGCAGTTGGCGAAGATCTTGGCCCACTTCGAGTTGTGGGGCACCTCGATCTGGCCGGGGCCGGTTTCGTTCTCGGCGAACTCGACCTCGGCCTCGATGAAGTCGTTGCAGTAGCCTTCGAGGCCCATTGGATCGTCGTCGATCCACCGGCGGATCTCGATCTCGGTCTCCGAGCGCCAGCGCGGCACGATCCCGCGGTCGTCCAGCGGGATCGGGGGTGCGTCCATCAGTGCGGCGGTCATGTGGTCACCAGAACGAGAGGTAGAGGGGCTGGACGATCATCTTGACCTCGCGGCCCTGAAGCCCGCCGGTCACGCGGAAGGCCCAGTCCTCCTGCGACCGGGGGTTGAGCCAGAGCTTCGGCCGTTGGCCGCTCATCTGTGCCCAGAGGTTCTTCTCCTTGCCGTCGGCGCTGACTCGGGTGATCGTCTCGACGCGAGGGTCGGGGTTGAGCCAGATCCCCTCGCCGGACTTCAGCGTGGGGAGCGGGATGGTATCGGCCTCGACGAGGGGGCCGAGCCCCTCTTCGCCGCGCCAGTTGACCTCGCGGGTACCGCGGGGAATGTGCCAGGTACCGGGGCCGGGCAGGTAGATCCGGGGGTACGTGCGCGGCGCCGAGCCGAGGTTGCGGACCTTCACTCGGACGGTGGTTTCGCCGCTGGCCGGGACCTTGGCGGTGAAGGTTTCGGAGTAGCCCTTGTAGTAGGGGTTCGGCGAAACCCACGACCACGAGTAGTCGACCAGTCGCTTCAGCAGCGCCGGGTCCTTCTCGATCGACGTGTTCGGGCTCTCGGCCAGCAGGACGTCGAGGAACCGGACGCCGCTGTAGCTGTTGATGAAGAACATGCGCGAGTAGCGGTCGACGAAGTTGTTGCGCTGCCAGTCGTCGTAGGCCGCGCGCAGGTCCCGCGGGGTCTTGCCGAGAATGTTGACGGCACCCTTGATCGTGCGGACGTCCACGTTCGAGCCGACGAGGTCGGCACCGTTCTGGTGGGCTTCCTGAAGCCACACGAGTTCGGTCGGCGGCCGGTCGAGGCCGACGAGACCGTTGGAGAGTTCGACCCCCTGCTTGCCGCGTCCGCGCATCCCGGACAGCCAGAACCGACCACCCTCCGGACCTCGGAAGATGATCCAGGTCTTGTCGCCTCGGCTGAGACCGCCGTTCATCAGTACCTCCGTCGTCCGGTCTTGGTACGGCGGGCTTGCCGGTTCTGCACGTCTTCCATAGTTGACGTCAAGTCGTCCTTGCTCATACCGGTGTTGACAGTACCAATGAGCGGTCCAGCGGCGGCCGACAGCAGCGACTCGAACATGCCTCCGGCGTTCTCCGGAATGTAGCTGGCGAAGTCAGTCGCGGTCTTCGTGGCCCAGGCGCCGGTCGCCGTGGCGACGTTGGCGGCCAACTGGGTCGGGTCACCAGCGAGCGCTGCGGCCCACGACGGGGCGGCCTTGGCGACGCCGGTGGCAAGCTCGCTGATCGCGGGGATCTTCTTGCCGATGGTCTCCATCTGGGGGCCGCCGATGCCGAGCGGGGTGTGCTTGGCGAAGCTCTGCGCGGTCTTGCCGTACTGCGAGTCCCACAACTGCTGAAGGGTCGGGCTCTGCTTGGCGAGCCCTCCCTTGTCGGTTCCGGGGGTGACGTTGTTGTCCGGCTTGTACGAGCCGTCCTTGCCGATCGCCGCACCCTGAAGGTTCTGGTCGTAGGCACTCCCCGTCTTGTCGCCAGGCTCGACCCCCTTCGCGGTGGTCGGCCAGTCGTCGTTAGTGGTGACGTTGACCGGGTCGTTCTTGGTCCCAGCCGGGGTGTCACCGGCAGGCTTGTAGTTCGCGAGGTACCCGGCGGCCTCCTCGGTGCGCTGGTCGTACTTCTCCGGGAACGCGGACCGCTGGACGGCCTGCGCGCGCTGGCCGGTGGTGCCGGTAGCGCCGGACTTGGCGAGCGCGTCGTAGAACAGGCCCGCGGACTTGGTCGGGTCCATACGATCGGCCGCGCTGCCCCACGAGTTCCGCTGCTGGAACGGGCCGACCGAGTCGTGGTCGCTGCCGACCTTGGTGTGCGCGATCTGCATCGACTCGGGGACCGACTCGTTCGCGTAGATCTCGCCCTCGGACTCGACGAGCACGGTCGCGATCGCGGCCTTGATGTCGTCGTCAGAGAGGTTGCGGCGCTTGCCCTCGGCGATGACAGCGTCGATGGTGCGCTGCTTCTGCTGGCCGTCGTTGGTGACGCCGTCGTTGAGGTCGGCCTCCGTCGGCGGCGCGATCTCCTTCTGCTCAGGGACCGGCAGTTCTCCGGGGGTGGTGTTCTTCCCGCCGACCGAGGAGATGTTGACGTCCTGGGTGTCGGGCGTCGTAGTCGTGCTCGGCGTGGTCGGGGTGCTCGGGGTGGCATTGATCGACGGGTTGACGCCGAGTGCGCGGAGCGCCGACGTGAGCCCGCGGAGCAGGACGGTGTCGAGCGGGTTGAGCAGGTACTCGTCCTGGCCGGTGTCGTTCTGGACCACGGTGGTGCCGGGGCGGATGACGCCGCCGGTGTCGAAGAGGAAGTTCTTGACCCCTTCGAGCGCGCCGCCGACTCCCTTGCGGATCGAGGAGACGGCGCCGCCGAGACGGTTCTTCCACCCGCTGACCGAGGTCAGATCGGAGACCTTGTCGAGCAGCTTGTCCTTGGCCGGTTCGACCATGCCGTTGTACATGTTCCGAGGGACCTCTCGGAGCATGGGCGGCGGGTTGAAGATCGCGCTGTTGAGCAGGTTCTTGACCGGCGAGAGCGCGGTGTCGAAGGCCTTCTCGGCCCAGCGCGTGATGCCCTTGCGGACCTGCTCGGTGTCGTCGCCACCGCCACCGCCGACGAACTCGCCGTCAACGATGGGCAGGTGGTAGCGCGACGGGAACTGGCCGTGGTCGGCGCCGACGGCCGGACCGCCGAAGGTCGGACCCTGGCCGGTGTTGCCGCCGGACTCGATGTTGGTGGCCGCCAGGCCGGGGAGCCCGCCGATCGTGCCCGCGGTGTGGACCGTGGAGACGCCGATGGACATACCGGCCTTCAGGCCACCCTTCCAGGTCTGACCGCCAGCGTTGACGGTGTCTCCCTGGGTGCCGCCGCCGCCGGGGAACGCGCCGGTGGCCCACTTGCGCTGAAGGCCTCCCCCGCCGAGCACGACGTCGGCGATCTCGCTCATCCAGCCGGAGCAGTCGGTACCGCCGTCGGGGCCGGACGAGCCACCCCAGACGTAGGGCCGGGGCTGGTGACGCTGCGCGTAGTCCATGCCGCGCTTGACGGCCTCCCACGCCGGGTCGCCCTTCTTGACCTCGCCGCCACCTTCCATGCCGTACTGGCGGTTCGCCAGCCGGACGGCACCGGCGTTGGTCTGCGGGATCATGCCCTGGTTCGCACTGCGGTTGCCGTTGAGCGCCGCGGTGTTGAGGTTCATGAGGTTGCCGAGTCCAACGGCCTTCACGGCGGGGACCGACAGCACGAACTCGCCGGGCATCAGGACGCGGTTGACCGAGTCCTTGCCAGCGACGGCGCCGGGCTCCATCGGGACGACACCACCGCGGGCCATGCCGGGTGCGCCAGGCTGCTCGCCGCCGATGGTACCGACGTCCTTCCAGTCGGGCAGGTGCCCACCGAGGAAGTTGTCGACGGCCTTCCATGCTCGGCCGATACCACCGTTGATCACGTGGTTGATGACCCAGTTGATCGGCGTCGCGGCGGCGTTCTTCAGGGTCTCCCAGGTCTTCTTGATCCCGTCGACCACGTTGGAGAAGAAGTCGCCGACCTTGGAGATGCCCGTCTTCAGGGACTCGAAGACGGGGGAGATCACGTTCTCCCAGGCCCACTTGATCGCCGTCGACAGGCCGTCCCACGCGGGCTTGATCGCGTTGTTCCAGAGCCAGGTGAAGATGTCTCCGACGTTGGTGACGGCCTTGATCACGAAGGTCAGGACGGGCACGACGACGTTGCGGATAGCCCATCCGATGATGTTGGCGATCCAGGTGAAGACGGTCGACACGACGGTGCTGAGCACGTTGAGCACCGGGATCAGGATCGGGACGATGAAGTTCACCACCGACACGAGGGCCTGCACGATCGTGGGGATGATCGGGAGGATCGCGTTGAGCACGGTCATGATGCCGGGCAGGAGGTCGGTGACCAGATCGGCGAGCACCGGCAGGATCGGCAGCAGGGCCATGACCAGGTCGGCGAACCCGAGTGCGATCTCGCCGATCACCGGGGCGAGCGCGGTGATGATCTCGGCGAGCGCGCCACCGAGCACCGAGGCGACCTGACCGAAGGCCTCTGCGAGCGGAGGGATCACCGGCATCAGGGCATCGACGAGCGACTGGATCACGGGGCCGAGCGCGTCGGTGATCTTCTGGAAGGCAGGGGCGAGCGCGCCGACCAGGGCACCGACGACGGTGCCGATCAGCGGCAGGATGGGGGCCAGGCCCTTGATGATGCTGCCGAGCAGTTGCGCGAGCGGGGTGACCGCCGGTGCGAGCGCGGCGAGGGTCTCGGCGATGACGGGTCCGAGGACCTTGAAGACCTCGCCGAGTTCACGGCCGAGCCCGCCGAGGGCTTCACCGACGACAGACATGACGGGCTGGATCGCGCCGAGACCCTGGGACAGCCCCTCGAACATGGCGACGAGGCCGGGGCCAAGTCCGATCACGAGGTCGGTCAGGGCCGGTCCGAGGGTAGTGAGCAGGGTCGACGCGACGATCTGGATGATCGGGGCGAGGGTCTGGACGGCGACCTTGACCCCCTCGAAGAAGGTCTTCAGTCCCTCCTGGCCCTCGGCCGAGCCGAGGAACTCGCGCAGTTCGGCGGTCGCGGTCTCGATGGTGTTGAGGAACCCGCCACCGACTTCGGCGCCAGCGGAGAAGACCTGGTAGAGGATCGCTCCGACGTTGCCGAGGATGCGACCAAGCTGCTTCGCCATTGTCAGCGAGGTCTCGAAGAAGTTCTGCATCGTGCCGTCGGCGCGCCACTCGGCCATGCTGTCGCGGAACGAGAAGGCCATGTCGCGCACGGCGGTCCCGAGTCGCGGCATGAACTCCGAGCCGACGGTGGTGACGTCGATGAACCCCTGGGAGAAGGGGGCGAAGCTGTCGGCGATGCCGGACCACATCTGCCGGATATTTTCGAGCGTGGTCGCGAAGTCCTTGGCGGCCGACGCGGTCGAGAAGACGCCGAGGGCCTCGCGGACCCCGCCGTTGAGTTCTCCGGCGATCCCGGCCAGGCCAATCTTCAGGACGGGAAGCTGACGGGTCGCGAGGTTGGTGACGGCGTCACCCATCCCCTCGAACAGCCGGTCCTGGATGAACTTGCGGGTCTCGGTCCAGGCCGGGCCGAGCGCGTGGACCTTGCGCACGAAGTCCTGTGCGTTGGGGGACAGCTTCGCCATTGCCTGCGCAAGCTGATCGACCCCACCGGCCATGCTCTTCGTCGACTCGGCGGCCGACTCCATCGCGCTCGCGAGCGCGTCCTGGGCGTCCTTCAGTCCGTTGACGGCGTCGGTCACGCCGTCCTTGGCCTGGATGACCTGGGAGTCTCCCTCCACACCCTTCTTGTTCGCCTCGGCGACGTCGGCCGCGAGGTCGGAGTTCTGCTTCTTCAGTTGATCGTATTGGAGCTTCGACTTCTCCAAGTCGATCTGGGCACCCTCGATCTCCAACGAGTCGCCGGAGGCGTAGGCCTCCTGAAGCCGCTTGGTGGCTTCCTTGATCGCCAGAGCGGCCTCGCGCTCGTTGAGCGGTGCCATTTTGAGTTCGTCGTTCATGTCGCGGAGGCGACGAACGGCGTCCTTCCGCGCAGCGTTGAGGTCTTCGAGCGCTCGGGTGACCCCGCGGTGGGCGGTGGCGAGCCCGCGGTCGGCCTGCTCGATCTGCCGCTGCGCGCTGGCCTGCTGGCTGGCGCTCTGCTCGACGGCGTTCCCGGCCGACGCGGACTCCTTTCCGAGCGCAGAGAACGCGCCGCCAATGCCCGCGGCGCCAATGGCGATCGCGGCGAGTCCAGCCCCGGCAGCGGTGGCCGCCGCCGGGAGGAGGCCGAGGGCTCCGGCAGCCTGCGAAGCGGCTCCGACGAGCGCGGTGAGACCACCGACTGCGGCCTTGGTGACGATCGGAGCCATGACGACGCCGGTCGTGATCGCCGCGGTGCGCGCCGGTCGGCCTCGACCACCGCCAGATCCACCCCGACCACCGCCGCCAGCGCCGTACCCTCCACGGTTCGCGCCGTTGCGGCTGTTGATGTTCGCGGTGATCCGCGCGGCTTCGACCTTCGCGCGCAGGAAGTCCAGTGCCCGCCGGAGACTTGCGTTGTCGACCGACGCTCCGATCTCGACCTTCAGCGGACCCATCGCGGAGAGTTGGGCCTGCATCTCCTTGTGAGCGGTGGCGATCGACCCGCGGTCGACGGTGGCCTCGATCTTGGCCTTGACCACCAACTGCTTACGCGCGTCGAGCTTGGCCTTCGCGTCACGGGAGAACCCGGTCGCGTCAGCCCGGAGCTTCACGTCATGGGTGAGCTTGATCGGCTGAAGACGGGAGCGGGCCTCCTGGCGGAACCCCTTCGCGTCCGGCCGGAGATCGACGCCGACGTTGAGCTTGGTGCCTGCGAGATCCTTGCGTGCCCGCTGGTGGAACCCCGCGGCGTTGGGGACGAGACGAACGGCGCCTTCACCGACCAGGAAGGTCTTCGCCATGCAGTCTCACCCCTCTCCGAATATGCGAAAGGGCACCAGCGGTTTCCTTACGCTGGTGCCCTCTCGGTAGGCAGTTCGATCTTATCTCAACTCGGCTGGCGCATTCCAAATCTCGCGGCCAAGTCGTGCATTTCGTCCCGCTCGTCTTCGAGTTCGAGCACGTCGAGCGCACTGACCGGCCGGGGGATCTTGTTGGCCTTCGGCGGCTTCTTGCCGTTGACCGCGATGAGAGTCCGGGGAACCTCGTTGACCGCTTCGATCAGCGAGTACAGCGCGGCGATCTCGGGGGTGTACCCCTCCTGCGACCGCGTCTGCGGCTTCCAGTCCGCGTCCTCGTCGTCTTCATCGTCCTCGGCGTCGGCGGCTTCCTCCATCCTCTCCTTGACCATCCGAGCGAACTCGGGGTCGAGAGCGAGGGTGGCCTTGAAGCGGGAGTACGACGGGAGTCCGTTGAGGAACTCGTAGAACTCGAACCATGACCTCGTGCCGTCGAAGTAATCGAGGACGTCGAGGCCGTTCCAGTGATCTCGGAAGTCCAGATTGATCTCTCGACCGTATTGGTCGAAGAGGTCAATCAGACCTCTTTTCCCCCAGGCACCTGACCCGAGTCGTCGTTCCACTGGTCCCACATCTCAGTGATGAGGATCTGGACGACGGCGATGTCCTTGCCGCGGAACAGGTCGAGCAGACGCGGGAACTCCGGTCCGGCGAGGATCTGAAGCTGGTCCCAGACGGTCTGAGCGCGCTCGTACTCCATCGACTTGATCGAGTCGGGGTACTTGATGACGATGTCGTCGTCGCCTTCGACCGTGAGGACGTACGGCTGACGGTTCTTGCCCTTGGCGCGCTTGTTGGCCCGTTCGACGAGCGACTCGAAGCTGGTTGCCATTCTCTGCTACCTCCCCGGTAGTTGTTGGTGGTGAGGCCCGGCACCCGTTGACCCGAAGCTATGCTCCCGTCAACCCGATGCCGGGCTGCTCACACTGTATCAGTTGACGCCGACCTGATTGCCCGACGCGTCGGTACCGCTCTTGGCCGTACCGGACTTGGCGCTGCCCGCGGGCTTGGAGGCCGGAGCCTTGGCGGCCTTCTCGTCGGCACCAGCGGTGTCGGCGGTCTCGGTCTCGGCCGGTGCGTCGTCGGACTTCGACTCGGCCTCGGCGCGCTCCTTGTTGATCGTCTCAACCTGCTTCAGGCCCTCGACGAGCTTCGGGTACTTCTCCTCGCCACCCTCGGCCTTGGTCAGGGCCGTGGCGGTCTCGAAGGGCACGTAGCCGTCGTTGAAGCGGAAGTTGGTCAGGTCGACCGCGGTGGTCGCCTCGACGACCACGCCGGTCTTCGGGTGAACCAGGTGAACGGGATCGAATGCCATGAGATCTTCTCCTTGATGAAGTGCCTCCCCGGTGGAGTCCGACCCGACTCGCCACCGGGGAGGAAAGGCGAGTCGGGCCGGGGTCACTACGGGGTGGGGTCGGGCGCCAGCGTGAAGCCCATCTTGGTCAACTGGGCCTTCCAGCCCGCACCACCGAACATGTGGCGAACCGCGTAGCCGAGTTCGTCGTCGACCTTGGCGGTGATCGTCATGCCGTGGGTCAGGGCGTCCTCGGAGTTCCAGTTCTGGTCCGACTTGGCCGAGACGTTCGAGCGAGGCATGAGCTTCGCGATGAAGACCTCCTTCGGCCCGCTGCCGTCCTTCGAGAGGAACAGCATCCGGCGGTAGGTGGTCGACGGCTCGATCGACTGGTTGAAGTCGACCTCACCGGTGTCGAAGTCCCCGAGGACCGTGGAGAGGTCCACGTTGTAGAACATCTCCAAGACCTTCTTGTTGGTCTCCTGGCACGTGAACTGCGCGGAGGTCACGTCCTTGGTGATGTCCGACCGAGTCGGTTCGAGGGCACCCCACGACTCGACGTCGCTGGTCTCGGTGTCGGCCGAGAACACGACGCCGTCCGACTTCGAGACCCAGCCAAGCTGGTCCCAGTCGTCGAGCGCGGTGAGTTCGATCGCTCCACCCGCCGCGAGCGTGGTGAGCTTGAAATCGGCGTCCAGTTCGAGATCCTCGTCGGCGACGCCGATGATGCCCGCCAGGGGCTTCCGGATCAGTTCACCCTGACGCTTTGCCAGTGCGGAAAACGAAGGCATCGGCCTTACTCCTTCTCTCTTCAGCCCGACTCAGTCGGGGTAGATGGGGCGGTATCCTGCTCGGAACTGCCGTGTGACGCAACGGTCGTCGAAGTTGTTCTGACGCACTTCCTCGTCTCCCGTCGCGTCCTCGACAAGGTCGATCAGGACACCATCGACTTCGGCGCCGCCGCACCCGAGAAGCAGGATTGCTCCCTTGGCCGCGGTGTCGTTCGCCACCGACCTCGACTTACCCCAGAACAGTACCTCCACATTCGGGTAGTACGAAAAGTCGTCAGGATCGTACTCACCCCCGCGGCGGTGGATCTCGATGAAGGGGCTCTCGACCACCTGACCGGTGTCTTCGTCGATCGAGTCTTTGTCGTAGTCGGCAATCACGAAGTTGCCGATGAAGCTGTCCTTCTCGACCAGCGGTCGGAGGACCTTCCCGAAGAGCTTCTCGATGTCGGGGTACCGAGCACCCTCGGGGAAGTCACTGTTGAAGCCGGGGATCGTCTCGGACGCTTGCGCGACCAGATCGTCCAGGCTCGGCTGGGTCCAACTCATCCTGACACCCTCCCTCGTCGGCTGATCGTGCGACCACCCGACACGTGTCGAAGCCCTCCCCGGAGGGTCTCTGCCATGTTCTTCAGGTTCTTCTGGTCGTAGGCGACGACCATCATCTCCATGCGGTCCTTGCGTCGGCCGCCGGGCACGCGCTTGAAGACCTTGACCTGGTCGGCCGAGTGGATACCGGCGACGTCATTCGACCGGGGGAGCTTGCGCCGGTAGTACCAGGCGACCTGCACCGCGGAGTAGCGCAGTGCTCGGTCGAGGGGCTGGGAGTGCCGGAGCAGTCGGCCGAACCCCTTGGTGTTCTGCTTGTACCCGTTGATCATCCGGTCTTCAGACGCCATTGCGGTTTCCAATCCGGCGCAGGAACTTCAGGTTGACCTCGTTGCCAGCGTCGAAGCTCGACAGCGGGTTCAGGTCCCACATGAGGCCTTCCAGCGAGCCGTCGAGCGCGAACGCGGCCTTCTGGCCGGACGGGAACGTCATGCGGAACTCGTGGTCCTCGCGGAGCTTGGCGATCTCCTCGGAGGAGAGGTAGAGCGTGTAGCCGCTCTCGATGCGCTCGCGGAACGAGTCGTTGGTCGCCATTGTCGTCGTGCGAGGAACGCACGGGATGCTTTCAAGGGTGAACAGCTTCTCGTCGGGCTTCTTGTCTCCCCACGAGTCCTGCTCACCGTTGGCGACGCGCCATACCTCGACGTCGATCCCGCCGACCCAGGCATTCAGTCCGATCATCACGGCCACCGATGGGCCGGGATGGGCGAGCGGATAGGCCCGCGGATGGTCTCGCCGAAGGTGTCGTCGATCGCCTGCTGTAGCAGTGCGAGGTCCTCGGGCTCGAAGGTCACTCGACCTCGTCCCCAGTAGTCGTCGCGGGTCACGGAGAACACACCGGCGCTCTCGGACGTGTACCCGCCGAAGTTGCGGAGCTTGTTCTCGGCCGCCTGCACGACCATGTCGCGGGCGAAGCCGACCACGTGAGGCACGACGTTGTCGTCGTCCTCGGGCTGCTCCGGGTCGTAGTTGCTCTCGATGATCGCCTTGTCGAGCGCGGTCTGAAGCTGCGCGCCGACGATCATGTGGAGACGACGAGAGGCCCGCGCCAAGAACTCCTCCACCTTGGGCTTCAAGGTGTTGGGGATCGGCTTCTCGAATCCGCGTTGCACGTGGTCAAACGTGGCAAGTGCGGCCATGTTCCGATCCTCCCTGGTGTTCTTGCTGGCGCGGGCCTCCCGCGGTCTTACTCGATGACTCCGGCTTCGCGAGCCGCCGCCTTGATGTCGTCGCGACCCATCTCGTCGGTCACGGGGACACCGTTGTCGGTGGCGAACAGAGCCCAGGCCTCGCGCGAGGCGTTGCCCTTCGGCTGCTCGTCGGTCTCGTCTTCGTCGTCGCCGTCATCACCCTCGTCGTTGGTGAGTTCGGTCTGACCCTGTTCGCTGGCCGCTGGCTCCTTGCCGACGGCAGGGCCACCGGCAACGTAGTCGACGTCGGTCTTCCGATCGCGTGGAAGATCCTGGTCGACCTCGTTGTACTCCGGGGCCTTGCCGTCGAACAGGTGGTCCTTGCCCTCCAAGAGCTTCTCGGCCCAGCCCGGCAGTTTGTCGTCCGGGCCGAACGAGTTCATCTCGTCGGACTTCGGGTCCCGAAGCCACACGTAGGTCGTGAGCTTACGGGCCATGTCAGATCACCTTCGAGCAGAGCGAGTAGTTCGGGTTGACCAGAACCGGCATCGCGATCGCGGTGGCCGAGACCCACATGCGGGCGGGGACGCCGCTGTTGTCCTCGACGCAGGCCACGATCCCGGCGCCTTCCTCGGGCGAGATGCCCCACTCCGGCTTGTCGGCCTCGATGGTGCGACCCCAGTAGGTCGATCCGAGTTCGCTCGAACCCGCGACGGCCGGATCGCCAGCGCCGGGAACGGCGATGATCGAGTCCCGCGGCAGCAGGTCCTTGACGGTCGTCGACTCGTCGCGGTTGCGGACCTTGATCCGGCCACCGAGCACCTTGAAGCCGGGGAGGTCGTGCTGCGCGAGCAGCGCGTCGACCGCGGAGGCCGGAGCCTGGGTGCCGTACTGGGCGGCGTCGCGACCGAGGGCCGCGTTCGTCACCTTGGGGTGCCGGTAGAAGGCCGACTTGACGCGGGTCGAGACGAGGAACTGACCGATCTCGAAGCCGTTCTCGTCGAGGTAGGTCTCGTTGAGATCGGTGAGGTAGGCGATCGGGTCCGCGTCCGGGTCCGTCCAGAGGTCGGTCGCAGCCGTGGTGAAGTCCGGCCGACGGCCGAACGGGACCTCGAAGTTCTGGTTGTTGCCGACGAAGACGAGCTTGCCGGTTGCCAGAGCCTCGGCGCGCTTCAGGTTGATCTGAAGAGCGACGGCGCGAGCGACGCGCTTGGAGACGCGCTCGATGTAGGCACGAAGGCCGTCCTCCGCACCGGCGCGCAGGCGCAGACGATCCTCTTCCAGGAGAGGGATCTTCTGGCCGAGCGGGTGGATGCGACCACGAAGCTGCCCGAGGGCCTCATCGTTCGCCAGGGGCAGTTCGGCGTCGAAGCTGCGGTACATCGCCGCTTCGATCAGACCACCCTGGCCGGTGTCGGCCTCGTACTCGATGTCGTCCAGGGTCTCGGACGGCAGGTACGGAGCGAGCGAGTTCGGACCGTTGATCTCCTGGTCCGCGAGCGCGACTCGCACCTGATCCGTCAACTCCGCGGGGTCGACGTAATCGCGATTGATGGGCATAACAGCCTCTCCTGTCCTTGTGTCTCGTCGTCCGAGATCTACCGGTAGATGAAGTGCGGCGACGCATCAGCGTCGGTCGCATCGAACGTCACCGGAAGCCGGTTGACGATGACCTGACCGCGACGGAGCACGGCACCGGTCAGGGGCTCGTTGTTCGCTCCGGTCACCGGGTCGACGACCTGAATCGAGTCCACGAGGAACCCGACGTGCTTCTGTCGACCGTCGGTGGCGGCGGGGTCGTAGAGACCCAACTGACCCTGGGTGGCGCCTGCGGCGGTGATCTCGCCGAGAGGGGTGCCTCCCTTGACCCAGTTCTGCTCCCGGTGGTTACCGGCAGCACGAAGGCTCGCACCGTGCAGCGTGGCGCTCTGGGCGTATTCCAGGCCCTCTGCCGACGCAAGCCAGGTGTGATCCCGGATATTGAAGTTGGTCGTCCGCTGCGGGATCAAACCGGCCATTGGCCTCTCCTTTGTCTAGTCCTGCTTCAGGTATCGGCCGAAGCCGTTGTCCCGAGCCGTGGTACGTCCACCGCCGGTGCGCGGAGGCCGCGAGGTCGCCGCTCCGGTGATCGGGGCGAGCGTCTTCTTGACCTTCTCTCGATCGACAGACCCATCATCATTGATGAAGCGGCTCGTGTCCAAAGTCGCGAGAACGTCGTTGAAGTCCTTCTTGTCCAGAGGGCTCGCCTCGAAGACTCCGTCGATGACGGACTCGATGATCTGCTGCTGAAGACCAGCAACAACACCCTCGTAGTGATCGGTGAGTTCGGTCTCCTTGGCCGACACCGCGGCAGTCACCGCGGTCTTCTTCTCGGCCTCGCGAGCCTTCTCGTCGTCGTTCATCCCCGCCTCGCGGAGCTTCTGAAGCTCGGCCTCGGCATCGTCGGCGCGCTTCTTCTCGTCCTTGTAGGCCTTGGTCTTGGTGACGTCGACCGGCTTCGGGTCCGGCTTGTTGTCGCCGTCCCCATCGCCACCCTTGCCACCATCACCGTCGCCGGAACCGTCGCCGGACTTGTTCTTGTCCTTGTCTCCGTCGCCGTCGCCACCCTTGCCGTCTCCGGCACCGGGCTTCCCGCCGTTGTTGTGCGGGTGCCCGTTGGGATCGCGCATCGGGATCGAGCGGCGCGGCTTGCCGCCGAACATATCGACGCCGTCGAGGTTGATCCCCTCGGCAATGATCCGAGCCCTGTTGTTGAGCCTCATGACTGACCTCCCCGGTCGGTTGCTGATTCTCGGGAGCCGAACGCGATGTCGACCGGCTCCCGCTTCTTGCTCCGAGGCACCGACCGGAGAACCGGCCCAAGCTCCGGATGATCGAACACCGTCCACTTGGTGTTCGACAAGTCCTGCCGCTCGGTGGAATCACCAGCGGCTCCGTAGAGGATACCCAGATCCTCGTCGTTGATCTGGTTCCCGATGTCGCGTCCCTTGACGATCTCCTGGGGCTCGCAGTTGCACAGGTTGTGCAACGGCATCAGGTCCTTCTTCTTGTAGATCCGGGTCGACGCGGCGACGCACAGCCCGCACGACTGGCCGGACTGGGCAAGCTCGGGGTGCAGCACCCGCCGGTAGCCGGTGATCACGCCGTCCGGCGCGGCGTTGATCGCGTTCCGGAACGCGGAGCGGTTCGCCATGCCGATGTCGTCGTTGACCATGCGTTCGAGACGGATCTCCATCTCCTGCTGGGCAACCTGGTCGAGGAGAATCGCCTTCTCCTCGTCGCTCAGTGCGGCTTGACGGCGAAGCTCTGCCTCTGCGCGAGCAGCGTCGTCGTCCGCGCGATCCTCGGCGTCTCGGGCGGCTTGCTCGGCAGCGTCAAGGGCGTCGTCGGCAGACCAATCGTCGGTCCCGTCATTGACGGGTCGATCAGCGGCCGGGCGTGCCCGAGTTCCTGCGGTTGATCCAGCCCGTTCCGACGAGCCGCCTCCCGCTGCTTGGCCTCCCGACGAGTCCTTGCCGCTCGATCCCTTCGGGCCTGCACTCTCTCCCGGTGCCCTTTTCGTGTCTTTGACTTCGGCATTCGACTCTCCCCGTCGTCCTTCGGCGACCACAGCGCCACCGATTGCCTGGAACCGCTCTTCTTCGGCCTGCGCGACCGTGGCCTTGATCGAGTCCGGACCGGCCGCCACGCGGCGCCGGAAGTCAGAGGCGACCCGCTTGTAGGCCACCGCGAGGTCGGTGGTCCGGCCGTCGGTCGGCGGCAGGTAGCTCCCGCGGAGCGGGTAACCCTGGACTTCGAGTCGCGAGGCGACGGCCGACCATGCCAGCCGACCGACCTCGTCGATCCCGGCCGCCACGAGTTCGGCGGCCTGCGCCGCGAAGCGCGTCACCGCGACCTCGTTGTAGGGGTTGATCAGGCGAAGCAGCGGAACCAGTTGCAGCACAATGTTATTCGTGATGTTGGACCGCGTTGCCGCTGCCGCGAGGGTGATCGCGGCGACCTGCGCGGCCGTCCACTGCTCCTGCTCCTCCGGCGTCATCTGGTCGGGGTCGACCGGCGGGACGTCAAGGATCGCCGGACGCGCCGGGAGCGCGCCGGGGGTCGTCACTGACCGCTCCTACCCGCGGTGGCACCGGTCGACCGACTCGTAGCGCCGTTGCTGGTCGCGAGCGCGGTGGCGCTGGCCGCGCGCTGCTGAAGCGGCGTCTGCTGGGCAGGGTTCGCTCCGGTGGTCTCTCCCGCGGAGTCCTTGCGGATCGCGTTCTTCAGCGTCTCGGAGATCATCTCCAACTCGGCGACCTCGATGTCCTCGGGAGCGTAGTTGAGGACCTCGCGCATGACCGTCCGGAGCGACAGGCCGAGGCTCTTGGCCTGGGTCGCCGCGCTGTAGCGGTCGGTGATCGAGACGTTGTCGCTCGGCATCCAGATCACGGCGAGCTTGCTCATGTCGGCGCGCTGAGCGTCCCCGTTGATCTGGAACATCAGCGACATGAAACGGACCCAGCGAGAGCGCATCCGGGCCTTGCGGTCGCGGATCTTCAGCAGGTAACTGTCGTTCTGAAGCTCGGCGCCGCTGGCGCTCTGGTTCGCGGAGTCGGACGTGAAGTAGTTCATCGGCGTGCGGGTGACCGACGCGAGGTCGCGCACATCGTCCTTCACCGCGGAGAGAATGTCCTGGATCGACGTCTGCCCGGACTCCCAGATCTCGGCGTCCGGCGGGAGCAGCCAGAGCGCGTTCGGATCGGCAGGGAACATCTTGTCGTAGTCGATGAGCTTGCCGTCTTTGTCGTACTTCTGGAACGTGCCCTTGATGCCGCGCTGCTTGAAGGCCTGCATCGTCGCAATGACCACGCGCTGAAGCAGCATGTGGTTGATCCGGTCGAGGACGTCGGTGTCGTTCTCGAACTCGCCGAGCTTGTCCCGGTTGTCGAAGTTGACCAGGGGAATCAGGTCGAGTTCGGTCGGGACCGACTTCCACCAGGTCCACTTCTGGGTGAGGTAGGTGTTCGTCGGGACCTCGCGCTGGAAGATCCCACCGCGGACGGCGTTGCGATTGTCCCGGTCGCGCACAGCGATGTGGACGGTGACCTTGCCCTCGGCGACGCCGTATTCGTCCACGTCGCGCAGGAACAAGTAGGCGTAGTCGCGTCCCTCGGTGGGGTTGTGCTCGATGCAGAGCCCGGCGCGGGGGTCCTCGACGGCGTCGTCGATGATGAATGCCTGCCAGGGCCGAAAGTTCTTGGCCTTCTTCGAGATCGGGTCGGCGAGCAGGAAGCCGGTGCCGTAGGTGTAGCTGTCGGAGATCGCCTTGTCGCCCTTGACGTCCATGTCGTTGTCGTCCCAGAGCTTGCGCGCGATCTTGTCGCCGTCGGTGTCGTACTCGGCCGCGGTGCGGAACCCCTGGACGGTGGTACGGTCGACGCAAGCGCCGATGATCTGTCCGGCGTAGTTCGTGCGCGACTTCCGCCGGAAGGCCTCGAACTCCTTCCACGAGTCCGCGGTGTTCTCCGGCGTCTCGGGCTTGGGCGGATCACCCTCGACGTACTGCTTCAGTCGGTTGTACCGGCTCTTGCCTGCGAGAATGTCCTTCAGCATGTGGACGAGGAACCAGTCGGGATCGGGGACGTCGTTCCCCTCCGGCCGCACGGCCTTGACCGCGGCGCCGTACTTCACCACCTTCACCGGCTATCTCCCTCGTCGATTGTCGTCAACTGTAACAGGCTCATCAGCGCACACGAATGATCTCCATCGAGTCGACGGGCGGCTGAGCACCCTCGTTGATCGCGTCCATCCTCGCCTCCCACGATAGAATCGCGCACACCGCGAGGTCGAACTTGCGTTCGTATGCGATCTTCGTCAGCACGAAACGGGGCTCGTCGTCTTCGTCGGTCCCGCGGGTGGTCCGCTTGCCAGCGTTGCCGATGTGCTTCACCAGATCCGGGTCTCCGTTGTGCGAGACCGAGCCGTTGGCGATCGCTCCGCGATAGCCCTTCACCGCGTAGTACATGCGGGTCGGGTCCTTGGTCCAGAACTCGAAGACCTGGTCAGGGTACTTCGCGTGCCAGTTCGCGACGGTCTCGACCCAGTGCGGCGGGTCGGCGTAGACGCGCCAGACCTTGAACCGGCGCATGATCTCGTCGAAGGTCGCGTTGACCTCTGCCTCGGGGACCTGCCACTTGACCTTGGTCCCGTCCTCGTTCTTCCCGAGCACCGAGTCGTCCGGCCGCTCCCAGAAGCCGAGCACGTTCTGTCGGCCGGTCCTGATGTCGGTGACGACGAAGCCGGTCGAGTCCTGGAACTTCGCGCCGTCGAAACCGACCGTGACGAACGAGCCGTCGGGGATGGTGAACCGGTTGTCGCCGAGGGCCTCGAACTCCTCGCGGTCGAAGGCCTGCGCGGCGGTCTGGGTCCAGCGGTTCGTCCAGACGCGTTCGAGGTACTGCTTGTCGGCTCCCTCGCGGTCCCACTGCGCGGCGATCGAGTCGAAGCGCGTCCACTCCCGGACCGACGGCGACGTGGCCTCCCAGACGGCCGCCATGCGCTGCTGCATCGTGTCGAACTTCGAGCCGTCGGGTGCCTGCCGGTGCAGGAAGTAGAACCCCTTCGAGGACTTCTTGCCCTCGACGCACTGGACACCCTCGCGGAACTCGTCTTCGGCGTAGGACCCCTGGCCGGGCTCACCCGCGGTGGTGATCGCCAACTGCCAGGGATCTTCGAGGGGTCGCTTCGGGAGGTTGTTGAGCATGGTCTCGATCGCGTCCCGGTGGGTCGGCGTGTAGAGACGGTGCGTCTCGTCGAGGCCCTGAAAGGTTGTGCGCGCGCCGTCGGCCGAGTTCGGGTTGCCAGCGAGTGCGTGGCACTTCCCGTCCTCGGCGCCGAACTCGTTGAGCCGGAGGATGCGCTGCTTGCCGATGTCGAAGAGGTCGGCGTCGTCGCAGGACTCCAAGATCGAGCGGAGCGCGCCGAAGGCCAGTTCCTCGGTCTGGTCCTTGGTGTAGGCCAGCAGCGGAATGTAGGGGTTGTTGACGGCTCGGCCGGTCTTCAGCCCTCCGTCGGCCGTCGGGTCATAGCCGGTCCACCGGACGGGGCTCTCGGGGTGCAATTCGGCGCCGGTGACCCAGGCCATGAACTCGGTCTTGGCCGAGCCCTTGCGCACCGACCACGAGCCACGCTGGAACCGGCGGCGGCCGGTCATGTCGATGCCGTAGAGCCGGAAGTCCTTCGGATAATACTCGTAGCACCGGTAGAGGACACGGCACTGGTCGTCGCTCAGCTTGGCCTTCTGGCCCTGCAACGAGCCCGGCCCGAAGGTGAACCGCTCCTCGATGAACGCGCGGACCTGGGGTCCGAGCGTGGGGTACTCGAAGTCGTCGTTGTCAACGGCTGGGTACTCGATCATCGTCATGTCTGGACCCTCCCCGGTCGCTGATCACTGGACGTACAGACCCGCGGCTCGGGCCTTCCGTTTGGCCTGCGCTCGGGCCGAGGTATTGCGTCGGATGCCGGAGTTCCAGGCCTCCTGCGAGAGCCGCGTCTTCCGGTTGTGGTGGACGTCGCAAAGCAGTTGCAGGTTGCTCGGGTCGTTCGTCCCGCCGTCGGCAGCCTCGATGATGTGGTCGACCTCGTGCGCTGGTTCTCCGCACTCGCGGCAGACGTGAAAGTCGCGCTCGCGGATGAAGTTCTTCTCGACCTCGGTCAGCGGCCGGATCTGGCGGTTGGCGGCACCCTTCAGGGTCGACTTGCGCCAGTGTTCCTTACATCGAAAGTCGTCACCGTTGGGCGCCTCGACCGCCGGACGAGAGCACCCGCGGGCTCCCTCGCGCCACGAGCAGATCTTCGGTGCCCGGCCGGTCATGACAGACCAGCCAGCGGGTCCCGCTTCGGGGGTTCCTCGACGTCCTCCGGCACAGCGAAGTCCCTGGGGTCCTCGACCGCGGAGACGCAATACGAACCCGGCGGCAGGCTGGTGTAGGACGCGATGATCTCCAAGTCGGCGATCTCGTGGTACATCTCGACCCCGTTGCCGACGTCGCGCACGTAGAGCCGCTGCTCCGAGGCGTCCATGAACAGCGCGATCTGGCGCGGCTGCTTCTCCTCGACGACCTCGTCAGCCGGGACTTCGACTTCATCACTTTGGGCCACTGCTGTCCTCCATGTATTCGCTCAAATGTTCGATCAGCGCCGAGGCGATGCCGTCGGTGAGGTAGGCCAGAGTCTCCTCGTTGTCGACACCCTTCGAGCCGTTGCTGATCACCAGTCTATCGGCCCCGACCTCGACTTTTGTCGCTCTGACGGCCAGGTGAACGCTCTCGTGGATCAGAACCCGCGGGGAGAGCCAGTCCTGGGCGATGATCAGCGTGCCGAGGAAGCCGTTCAACGGAACGGTGTCGTTGCGCCAGATCACCGCGGCGCCGAGGTCCTTCTCCGGGGTGTCCTTCAGCCGACGACGACGGTAGGCCTTCACGTGCTCGGTCGACTCGTAGAAGTTCACCCGGAACCAGTACGCCGGTAGCCGGAAGTCGTCGAACTGCTGGCCCCGATGGTGGATGGTCAGCCACGTGAGCAGGCCGTCGGCCCGCGAAGACCGGAGGCCTTGGCTCATTTCTTCGGGTACCCCTTGGCAGTCCGCTTGCGCCGCTTGCCATTTCGGTCGAGCTTCTTCTTCAGCTTCCGAGCAGCGGCGTTCTTCGGCACGAACCCGTGGCCCCACTTGGCCCCGTTCATACCCTTGCCCTTCTTGGAATACTTCAGCTTGCGCTTCCGAGCCCTGACCATCGCGATCTCTCCCTATCCGGTATTCGGGACGAGACCCGAGTAACGAAGGTCATTGTACCGGTTGACACCATCACCGACCTTGAAGGCCAACGTGTCGGACTCGTGGACCAACTGGCCCTTGATGATCAGCGGATTGAGCGCGGCCCACTCGGCGGCCGTGCGAGTCGGGATGACCGACCCGATGTTCTGTGCCACTACCGGCCCCTCTTCTTCGAGCGGCCGTTGCCGCCGACGTTCTTCGCGTCACCGGGGTAGACACCGGTGGCGGCCTTGTGGAGTCGGGAGCAGTACCCCTCGGCCGAGAAGCCCTCCTTGGCCGCGTACTTGCGGATCTGTCGGACGCACCGCGTAAAGTCTCCGGGGGTGTTCCAGCGAATCTTCGCCGCACCCTCGCCGGTCAGCCAATAGGCCTTCAACTGTGCGCCGTCGCTGGCCTTCCCCTTCGCGTAACTGCCACTCGAAGATGCCATGCGGTGATCCTACCCCCGAACACCAGAAACCCCCGACCTTCCCCGGCCGGGGGTTCCTAGTGCTGTGGCTGTCCGGACCTGCGAGTGGCGTAACTCTGGGGCGAACAGCGTCAGCGTATCACGCGAGTCGGCCGCCGTGTCGCCGTGCGCGCGTGGGATTGAACAGCAGCTTCGCCAGCGTGCCCTCGACGATGTCGATCTGACCGAACTGGGGGTTGGTCGCCAGGTGGGCCACGCGGATCAGCACGTCCCCGAGTTCGCTCCCGATCCCCTCCGGCTTCTGGGTCTCAGTGTCGTAGTAGACGCCGTGAATCCCAGGGCACCCGTCGCGGACTTCCTCGGCGGCCTCGGCCGCTTCGGTCACGATGAGCATGAGTTCTTCGAGGACCGAGTTGCGGTTCTCGTTCCAGCCGGAGGCCTCAGCCTGCCGGTGTGCGGCGACGACGAGGGTGCGCAGCCCCTTCGCGATGACGCTCTCTCCCTCGAACGTCAGCACCCCGTTCTTGTCCATCAGATCCGCGGTGGAACGCTCGTCGTTGAGATGGACGTCGAACGGGCCTGCCTTGGCCGGAGCAGCGGGGTATCCCCCGTTCTCCCGGCCGTACTTCTCGTAATCCGGATACCCCATCAGCGGTTCCTCCTGTAGTTGTTGACCAGGTCAACCGCGAGGTCAGCCCCGATCTTGGTGTACGTCCGGCTGTCGCCGGGCGCCTTCTCCGTCCGGTAGACCACGTGACGGCTGACCTTGGCCGGGATACCCGCGATCGGCGGGGTCCCGAGGTACCGACGCACGGCACCGATGAGCGCGTTGATGTCGAAGTACCCCGGATCGAGCGGCTGGGGCATCCCCGTCACGGCCTGCGCGAGCAGACGGAACCCGTTCCCGCGGGACAGGGACGAGATCGGATCGTCCGGCGCGGAGAACTGGTACACCGGCACCGAGGTCTTGATCGCTCGGTTCCCCGCGCAGCCGTACTCGCGCGGAGACGGACCCTTGTTCGAGCACACCCCGGCGGGCCGGAGCGGGTCGGCGAACAGGATCATGCCGATGCAGTTCGCCAACTCACCGGCGGCCATGAGATCTCCAAGGATCAGCGCGCCGAGGCTGTACCCGACCCAGATCGTCGGCTGCCCCGAGGCGTCGGCCAGCGTCGCGCGCCGCCACCCGTCGTGATAGCTCTCGTGGAACATCTTGGTCCCACCCGCCGGAGCGATCGAGGCGTAGTACGGCACCGGGTAGTGGCCGACCGGCCGGTCCAGGTTGCGCAGCGCGACCGTGATGTCGTCCATCATGTTCGCCTCGTTGCTCCCAGCCCCTCCCTCCCGAGGCTGGGCGCCGTAGATCCCGTTGTAGCCCTGGAACGGCTCGCTGGTCCCGCGGAGCGAGCGCAGGACGACGTCGGTGTACGGGGGGTGCGCTCATCAGGGCCGGTCCACGTTCGGCACGACGACCTCGGGCTTGAAGATCACCCGGTAGTGGTCGGTGCTGACCTTCGTGCCGCTGGTCTGCTCGCTCATGACGAACACGTTGTCGGCCTTCATCACGTGGTGCTTGACGAAGCTGCCGTCGGCCAGCTTGCAGATGATCTCGTTGCGGCCGTCGGGGAACTCCAACGAGCACTTCCCCTCGACCACCATGAGGTACTTGTCGGTGATCGCGTTGATCACCGTGATCCGGCGAGCGATCTCGAACTGCTCGGCGGCCTTCTTCAGATTCTCGTCGGCCACGTCGGCGTCCGAGGAACAGCCGGTGAGCACACCCGCGGTCACGGCTCCGACGGCGGCCAGGGCGAGGACGGTGTTGCTTTTCTTCATCGTGAATCTCCCATTTCGGACTTCTTGGCCTGGAACTGGCCTGCGGCTTCGCGAAGCATGTTGATCGCGATGCCGGGATGGATGCTGGTCAGGCTCTTCAGGAAGAGCGAGAACCGCTCTGCGGTGGGCTTTTCGAGGTCCCCTCGGGGACGCTCGATGAGTGCGACGACCATCGAGTGACGGACGAAGAACTCCTCGCCAAACCGCTCTTTGACTTCAGCGTTGATCGCGTTCCTGATCACTTCCGCCGAGACCTCCGCGATCTGAGTCTCGGTCTCGGTAGAGGTCTCGTGCTCGGACATAGAATCCCTCTCGTGTCTTGATCCACTCGTCGGAGTGGTTGGACTCCACCGCACGTCGCGCGTCCTCCTCGAACCGCGCGAGCAATGCGGCGTTCTCCCTGGCCTGGCGCCGGTCGTACCGATCTCTCGACCGGCCGAAGACCCAGATCAGGCAGGCTATTCCCCAGGCCAGACACACCGCTACCGCCAGCCAGTGACCGTCGGCGCCGTTGACGAAGGCCGCGAGAATGAGCCACCCTCCCACGATCATCACGACGCGCTCGGTCACCGTCACGGGATGCGGATGCGTCTGGCCTCGGCCACCTCGATCCCCATGAGCATGACGTCGGCCAACTGGGTCGCGATGTTGCGCGTCACGTTCGACGCGTCGGCACATCGTTTCATGTCGGCTTCAGCCTGCCGGATCAGCGATTGGAGCTTCTCGGGCTCCATCTCGCGCATGGTGTCGCGGTTCTGCTTCAGCACTCGACCGACGCGATCAGCGTCGATCCTCTTGGTCACCTTCAGTTCGGTGACCGCGTTCTCCACGGAACTATCACTCACCTTTACTCCTCCGGTATCGACCGACCGCGTCGCACTTCCCGTCCCAGTGGTTCTTCTGGATGACGGTGATCGCGAGCAGCAGGATCAGCGTGAGCACGGCGATCTGGCCGACCAGCGTCCAGGTCATCGGGCCAACTCCGCGGTGAACGTGGTCTCGAAGTCCGACAGGATCGCCTCGATCGCGATCTCCTCGCCGACGAGGTTCCCGGCCTTGGTGACCCGGAGCCCCTGGGCGATCATCGACCGGAACTTCTTCAGCCGGTCGATAGTGTCGTCGTCGACCTGGACGTTGCTGGGGAACAGCAGCGAGCGGTAGAGATCCACCGAGCGGTGCGCGCCGACGCTGTCGGCCGCCAGGGTCAGGATCGCCCGGTCCTTGGCCGAGAGCTTGCGGCCCTTCTTCAGCTTCTCCTTGACCCGTTTGACCTGCTCAGAGGCCTCGTAGTAGTCGTTGATCGAGAGCACGTGCTCTTCGAGGTTGGGGTCGGTCATGGTCCTCATTTCAGGATGATGGTGCCGAGAACCGGGTTCTCGGCATGGTGCTTGCAGAAGAACTTCGTCGGGGAGACCGTCGTGTCGACGATCCACCCGCTGACCTGGTCCTGTCCCTTGTGCGCTTCCATGAAGCGGATCGTGTCGCGGATGCACTGGCTGTCGGTCGATTGCAGGTTGACCGGGAACGTCAGCGCTCGCTCGCAGAGCGGCTGGTCGCAGGCGACGAGCACGGCGCGCTTGGGCAGGCCAATGGACTCGCCGCCGCCGGAAGGCCGGTAGCCGACTTTCACTGCCACGGCAGCCTCCCGGTGGTCTCGTCGACCGACGGGCCGTGGTAGCGCTCTCGGCGCTCCTCTGCCTCGTCTGCGGCGTCGCGCCAGACCCGAGCACCACCGATGATCGCGCCGAGGGCGATCTGGCCGCCGAAGATCCACCAGTGGCCGGTCCAGTCGGAGTTGGCCCAGAAGAACCCCATGCCGACAGACCAGCCGACGATGTAGTTCGCCATGTCGCGCTCACCGCCGGGCTTCCAGCGTCGCCGGAGGGCCACGTGGCGGGGCTCGACACCCTCACGCTCGTCGGCCAGCGCGATCATGACCTTGCCGAGTTGCCGGGCGATGACCGGTTCCATCGCCTTGACCTTGATCTCGCCGTCTTCGTTCTCGATCCCGATCCGGACGAGTCCGTCGTCGTCTTCTCCCATTAGCATGATCCCAGTGTAAGCGTTGACGTCAACTCTGTCAACTCATTCGGTGATGCTGAAGGTGACCGACGAGTCGTAGGACCCCGGATACCGGTCGTGCTCGACCCTGCTGACCGACACCGAGATCGGCCCGGTGTAGGCCCCGTTTTCCAGGAACTCCATCAGCGCGGTCGACAACTCCCGCTGAGTCCCGTCGCCGACGGTCAGGGTGCGCGTCTTTTCGATCTTCGCAGCGCTCATACGTCCTGCATCTCCTTCATCCATGACTGCTCGGTCCAGTCGAACCAGCGCGTGATACCGGTGACCACCCACGTCAGGTGCCACCAGCGCTTCTCCTCGCGCACGGTGCGCGACATCAGCCGGGCCAGGATGATCTCGTTGCGTTTGGACAGCATGTCGATCGCCTTCAGCGCGACCTGCTTGTCCCGAGTCGGCTCCGACATCAGGGTCTTCGGCGGCACGTAGAACGCGTCGAAGTGCGCCTCCCGGCCGAACTGACCCTGCCGAACCCACTCGACGGCGTACTCCTCGACGAAACGCATCATGGGAGGAACCTCTGCAATACCTCGTCGGGATCGAGCCCCTTCTGCCGGATGAGTCGCTCGGCCTCCTCCAACACCCGCGGGCCGAGGTTGAGCATCGGGTACTGGTTGTTGACGTTGCTCATCGCCGTGATCAGCACGGCGAACGCGAGCTTGGCCTCCTGCTGCCACTCAGCCTGCCGGGCCAGGTCGAACTGGTAGTCCGAGGACTTCATGACCAGCCAGTCGGCGAGGAAGCCGTCGATCAGCGACTCGTTGTCGCGGAGCGGTCCGTTGTTCATCTGGCACTGCTGAAGCAGCGCGCGCAGTGCGTCCGTCGGCGCGACGGCCGACGGGCTACCGGGTGTGCTCACTGGTGGATGCCCTTCTTGCTCAGGAGGTCTCGAAGCTCTTCGAGTGCCTCGGTGGTCAGCCGGTCAGCGCTGATCTCGATCACGTTGGCGTACCCTCGGCAGAACGGTCGGAGGTCGTCGAGCACCGACCGACGGTGCAGGTGGGCCGCCAGCGACTCCTCGGTGCGCAGCGTCGCCGACCCGTCGCGCCAGCCGACCTCACGGCCGGTTTCCAGGTCGAACTTCTGCTCGCGGTACCCCTCCTCGATGTAGGCGTACTTCGTGCCGACCTTCGAGATCGTGACCTGGGTGATCTTGTCCTTGAACTGCCGGACGTGGCCGGGGGTCTTCGACTCGGTCTCGAAGTCCCGGACCCGCTCGTGCAACTGGACGACGTCGCCGACCTTGACCTGCAACCGCTCGGGGCTGTGCTTCTTCGGCATCAGTAGATCTCCTGGGTGACCCCGAGGTTCTCGTCGCTGGTCCGGGTGAGCCGCGAGACCACCGCAGGGAACCGGCTGAAGCCGAGATCGGTCAGTTCTGCATCGGAGACCTCTTCGCCGGGCAGCGTCGCGACCAGGTCGCGGAAGGCCACCAACTGCGAGAACGTGACGCTGATGTGTCCGCGCGGCCGGGTCTGGCGCAGGTTCGCGATCGTGCCGAGCGTGCTCCGGAAGACCCGAGCGTCGCCTCCCTCGCGGTTGTACCAGCGGTCGAGGTCGCAGTCTCCGGCGGTCTCGTTGACGTCCTTGACGGTGATCACCGAGCCGTCCTTCAGCTTCCGGGTGATCATGTTGCGCAGGTCGCGCCAGACCTTCTCTTGGGCGATGAACCAGTCCTTCTTGGCCTGGGCCTCGCGCTCTCGGTACCGACGGACGAGGTCGTTCGCGTCCGTATGCAGTTGCGCCACATTGTGTTTCATGAGATCTCCAATCCAGCCCGGCGTAGCCGAGCGAGTTCGTTCTTCCTCGACCGGTGGTCGGAGGGGGTACAGCACAGCGTCATGATGAATCGGCCGCCGAGGTATACCTTCGGGTGCCCCTTGCCGGTGGGTTTACGGACCTCCCCACCGGCGGCCTCGATCTTGCGAACGAGGTCGCGGTATTCCTTCGTGCCGCCACGGCCGAGCCGCGACAGCCCCTTCTTCGAGCCTGGTGACGACGGCATCAGGGTCATGGTCGACCCATCAGTTCGTCCTGGGTCTCGCCGACGATCAGGATGAGCAAACCGCCAGCGTGAGCGAGGTTTCCTGCCGAGAAGTGCAGCCAAAACTGGCCTCGGTGGCTCCACTCGATCTGCCCGTTCTCGTCCCGCGGGCAGGCCTCGGCGTCGTCCCATGCGGCGCTGGCCCAGGCTTGGTGATCGAGTCGCCAGCGGTTCGGGTGCCGGAGGTCGGCCTGCCGGTCGTCGTCGGCCATGTTGATGACCTCGGACGCGAGCGCCAGCAGACCGTCCACCGCGGCCTGAAGCTCTACCGGGTCCCGGAACCCCTCTCGGTGTCGCCAGGTCGCGGTGACCGCTGGGTGGTAGACGTCCGGCAGGCCGATCAGCAGCCGGTCCAGCGTGACCTCACTCATCGGGGTCCCTCCGCACGCCGTCCTCGTCCCCGAAGGCCTGGATCACCCGGATCGGGTAGGCCGACAGGTCGATGAGCAGACCGGCGTCGACCAGGGCCTTCAGGCCGACCTTGATCCCGTCGGCGCCAAGGGGTGCCTCTCGCCATGCGGTCCGGAAGACCTCGTCGGCCCGCTCCAACAGCTTCGCCTCGATCTCGACGACGCGGAGCTTCTCGGCGTCGTTCACGGCAACTCCCGCTGGACGTGGGGCAGTTCGTTCTCGACCACGGTTCCCTCGATCGTGTTGCTGACCGCGATGTCGAAGCCGTAGCCGTAGTAGAACGGGTTGCCGGGCGACCAGCCGACCTTCAGGCGCATGATGTCGCCGTGATCAGCGAAGATGTGCCACTTCGTGAACCCCTCGGTCGAGGCGACGCCGGTGATCACGTGGTCCACCATCTCGGGGTTGAGCAGGAACTCTTCGAGGCTGGTGTACGCGCAGCAGTCCCCGCCGTCGACCAGCACGACTCGGCGGCCGTCGTCGAGGGTGAGCACGAGGCCCTTGCTCCGGCCGTAGTCCGACCAGTAGATGTCCTCGTCGGCGGCGGCGAAGTCCTCGGGGCGGATCTCCTCGACGGCCGCGCGCACGATCCGGCGGCCGACCACGGCCTTGCCGAGGATCTCGACGTTGCGCGGCATCGTGCCGTTGTCCTCGGGACCCCAGTTGTACCCGTCCTCGGGGTCGATACGGGCCTCCGGGTGGTTCTCGACCTTGTCCGGCGGATACGGGCCTCGGTTGGCGATCTCTGTTGTCATGAGTGGTGCTCCTCGTTGTGTTCTTCGGCCGCTCGTTCGGCCTGGGATTCTTCGTCGTAGTTGGGGCTGAACCAGTCGCAGTCCCAGCAAAATGCCTCGTAGACGGTCTCTTCCTGGACCTTCGCGCTCATCTGCTCTTGCCCTTCCCGCGGGATCGGCCCTTGGCCGGTCGGGATCGACCGGGGTCGTTGGCCCAGAACGGGACCACGTTGCTCGGCTTCGGGATGCCGCGCTCGTCGCGGACGCCGTGGGGGTGGACCGGCTTGTCGACGAACAACTCCGGGTTGGCCTCGACGAAGTCGTTGATCGACTGGAAGGCCGTACGGAACTGCTCGATCATCGGCGCCAAGGCCTCCGCGAGGTCCTTCCCGAGCTTGTTGAACCGCTCGAAGACCTCCTTGACGACCTCCGGATCGACCTCGTCCATCGCGTTCGTCAGCCGAAGCGTCTTCCCGGCACGAGGCCCTCCGAAGTGGTATTCGCGCAGGTAGGGCTTGTTCGGCAGGTGCTCGTCGGCGACCATGCCCTCGCTGATCAGGCCACCGTCGGCATCGAACACCGGATGGATCTCGGGCTTGCCGTAGATCGGCGGGAGCGTCCCGGTCCGGAGGATCTCGGCGCGGCGCCGGGTCATCTCGTCGATCCGATCGAGCAGCTTGCGCTCGACCTCCGGGGTCGGCTGACGGTGCTCACCGCGCAACGGATCGAGTGACCGGAGGATCTTGTCGACGTTCGCGTCCTTGCCGAACTCGGTGCCGACGTACTCCTCGATCAGCTTCTCGCGCTCGGTGCGCTCACGGCCAGCGTCGGTCATTGCGCAGGCCTCCGATCATGATGACGACGATCGCTCCGATGATCGAGATGATCAGCGCGACGACCAGCGGAATCCAGAGCGGGGAGAGCACCCACACCCAGGACCAGGCGATGACGCCGGTGAGCTTCAGGACGATGAACGTGATGAGCAGGGCCGTCGGCAGGATCGAGGTCGAGCGGACGGTCTCTGTGGTGTTTGCCATGAGAACACCATACCGAGTGTTCATATTGACGTCAACCCCGAATCCCAGGGACTCTCGGCATGGCGCGGGCACAGCGAGACAATCCGCCGCTCAGTACCCATTCCCGCGGTGAGCACGCGCCACCCCATCGTCTTCGTGAGCACGGTCATGACCGACTGGCTGTCCCCTCGACCGCTGAGCGTGTGGAAGGGGCGTTCCAGGCTGGTCACGAACGTCTGGTTGACCTTGCAGTCAGCCTCGTCGCAGTAGAACGTCAGCTTCACCTTGTGGGCCAAGGGGACTCACCTACTTCCGCACCGAGTCGAAGTAGGCCTGCTCGAACGCGTAGACCACCTGGCGGCCGAAGTGCAGCCGCTCTTCCTGGACGATCGTGCCCTCCTCGTACTGCGAGCCGGTCTGCTCCTCGAAGGCCTTCACGACAGCCTCGCGCAGGTACTCGTTGAACCGATCCCGCGGGAGGTCGATGTGGACCCGATTGTCGACGATCGCGAAGCTGCCGTACTCGGGCTCGGGCACGACGAACATGCGGTTGCTGTCGACGACCTTCCGGCGCGCGTTCTTGACCCCCTCGGACACCTTCTTGGCCGACTCCTCCGAGGTCGAGGCCTGCTGGTCGGGCTGGTCGGTGTTGACCTGAAGCCACGGCGTGCGGTCGACCGACTCCGAGATGAACGAGGGGAGCACCGGCGAGAACTGCGGCACGTAGTGGTAGAACGGGCCGACCTGCGGCGGGATCTTCGCCTTGGCTGCGAGTTCCTTCGCCAGGTCGCGGATCTCGGTCATCATCCGGAGCATCTGGACGTCGACCGGCTCGGCGGGCTGGCCCTCGCCGACGGTGGCCTCCCAGCCCTTCGTGGTCTGCTTGATCGACTCCTCGGTGGCCGCGTCGGTCTCGCTCGGGTGCTCATTGCGCACGGCGAACTCGCGGATCAGCGGAGATCCGGGGTAGTCGTCCTCGAAGATCGTGATGTCGGTGAACGAGTCGGCATACGGGCTCATCGGCGCCTGCCGGGGAACGATCCGTCCAAGCCGGTGTGCGTCACCGGCATTCTGGTAGATGAACAGCACACCATCCCGGACCACTCCGGTGCGCAGAGGGCCGTCGCCGATCCGCACCTGTACTTCGGTGCCCTGGGACGACTGCCCGGTGGTCTTCATCGAGAGGTTGGGCTTTTCGTCGGTCATTGTTGCCTCATTCCTGAATGGTGCTCGGGGTATTGCTGGCGGTCAGTTTGGTGATAGCGGCGTCGAAGTCGGAGACCCCGGCGAAGGTGCAGATCGCCTCGCGCATTTCGAGATTCTCGACTTTCAACCGAGCAATCTCCCGGTCCTTTACCGAGAGCCGCTTATTCGAGGCATCGGGGACCTCGTCGCACGCGAGACCGAGGATGCAATAGATCGACGTGACCTTCCCGTCGACCCGTCGGCTGAACGACTTCATCGGCATGTCGAAGGTCTCTCGGAGGATCTTGCCGAAGATGTGCTTGCTCTCCGGGAACTCGCCGCGAGCCCTGGTCCATCGGACGTAGACGTCGTAGAGATCGGCATAGGGCACCCGGCTCTGGGTCCGGGTCCGAGCGACGGTCTTCTCCCGAAGGAAGTCCCCGATCTGCTCCTGTGGGTCGATGATCTCTTCGTCGTTGTAGTTGCTCATAGTAGCCTTCCGGGCTGTTTTCTGGGTCTCTACCACACCGTACCACTCTTGACGACGTTTGGCTACACCCCGTTTGTCGTAGGTTAGTAGAAGAGTTCGGTAGCCTCTACTACAGAAGTAAAATACTTTACCTCGCGTAGTAACAACTGCTCTGTATTACGCTTCTCGTTTCGCTACTACAAAACTACGCTCTGACCTGGCCTTTTGCCAACTGTGGGGGTGTAAGATACTTGTATTTTCTCTTTTCCTCCCTACGCGTATAGGAAGAATATATTGTTACTCAATCGTTACCATCCAGGGGGTTGACGTCATAGGGGTCATGTGTGTATCACGCGCACACACACACATATCAGGGGCTGACTGCCACCACCCCGATATGGTTTGTATTACACCGCTACACCTTGGAGATGTGCTGGTCAGGGAGCGCTTTTGTAGTTGGGAACCGTGCGAGGTCGAAAAACAGCCCTTTTCTACTCTGATGTTACACCGCAGGTCAGGGCATGTTTCGTGAGCACTTTGTTCGGGATTTCAGCTTTATCACTACATAACAAACCCCGCCAGCGGTGCGTTCCGAGGGGGAGTTCGCGGTGCTGACGGGGTCTGTGCAGTGGACCAGGCTGCTCGGGTCCGGATCGAGTCTAGGACACGACGTGGAACGGATTCTCGGTCGTGGACTCGTCGGTGTAGCGCGGGTCGGTCGGGGTCGGCGCGTCATCGGCCGCTTCCTGGCCCCTGGTTCGCTCCCTGCGCTTCTTCCCGCGGTCTCGGGCCTCCTCGGACCGCTCGATCTCCCATTGGAGCGTACGGCGGCTCATGGGGTTCAAGCCGAAGTTGCGCACCGCGGTCTCGTAGGCCTTCGACGCCGAGATCCGGTCAGACATCTTCAGGAACGGGTTGAGGACCTGGGCCATGTAGAAGCAGGCCAGGTAGAGCCCGTGAATGTCGGAGTCGACGAACTCGTTGCTCATCGGGGACGACCAGATGTCGTTCCACCAGCGCACGACCGGTTCCGGCCAGTCCCGCGGGGGTAGCTCGTCGCCGTCCTTGCTGAAGGCCTCCTCGATCGTGGGAAGCCACTCTTCAGCGGGTGGCAGGGACGGAACCTCGTGGTCGACCGCCAGGTGCAGGACTGCCTTGGTGCTGGACTTGTTACGCCGTGCGGCAGTACCCGGCGCCTTCGCTGCTGGACCGGACATTAGGGCCTCCTCGTGGCTCTCAGGGCTCGGAATCGTGGTCTCAGTCTAGGCCCGGCAATCGAGGCTCGAAAACACGATCGAACAGTTGTTCGACGGGAACCCGTACACATTTTCGGGGACA